ATGCCGTTAGTTCCTGGTAAGAGCAGAGCTGCACTTGAGAAGAACATCGCCATTGAGCGCAAAGCAGGCAAGCCCGAGAAACAAGCCGTTGCGATTGCTTACAGCAAGAGGGGCGAGGATGCTTTTAAAATCACATCAGCACAACGTCCTGCATTTGAGTGGGCCTGTAACTTTGCGAATGCATCAGAAGAAGGCGCGTACATGTTTGCCGGCTTCTATCAGAACTACGTAAAGAAGTTTCCAGGTGCGACGAAAGCCCAGGCTTGGAAGGCACAGACTAGTATGCTGCAGAATGGGGGGCAAGCGCCTGCTTACAGCAAGAGGGGCGAGGATGCTTTTAAAATCACATCAGCACAACGTCCTGCATTTGAGTGGGCCTGTAACTTTGCGAATGCATCAGAAGAAGGCGCGTACATGTTTGCCGGCTTCTATCAGAACTACGTAAAGAAGTTTCCAGGTGCGACGAAAGCCCAGGCTTGGAAGGCACAGACTAGTATGCTGCAGAATGGGGGGCAAGCGCCTGCGCCAGCAAAAGACAGCGACCTTGAGCCCATCCCTGTTAAGGGCGAGGGGAAAGACGTAGATATAGACGAGGCAGAGTACACAGCTAAACGAGCGGCTGGCAAGGCTCTAGCTGCGTACGAGTCCGCACGGCGTAGTAAGTCGAGCACGCCTGAGCGTGAAGCTAAATTGCGTAATAAATACGAGGAACTGCAATCTGCGTACTATGCCGCGCGGAAAGCCGCCAAAGCAAAAGATGACTCTTTGGAGCCCATCCCCACACCAGCCGAGAAGAAGCTGGCGCTTGCCAAGCATGCTACTGGTATTACGAAGAGTCAGGACAATGATGGGCCTTTCTACAAAGGTGAGGCGGCTAAGCGCTCTAGTGGTGAGACTGGTACAGTAGTGGAGCAAAAAGGCGGCAGAGTTATTGTCGTTCCTGATAGGCTAAAGTCTACTACTGAATCTTGGGAAGTTGGCAAGACAAGCCTGCTACATAAAGCTACCGACAAATGGTCCAGCGCCGAAGAGCAGAAGTACTTCGACCTGCGCAAGAAGCATCAGGCCAAGCTTGAAGCAAAGAATCCTGGCGAGTCGAGCAACCGGTTGCGTGCGCATGAGTCTGCCATGAAAGAAATGGGCGAGAAGGTTGTACCTTATGCACTTGGAAAGGGCGACGACTTGAAGAAGCTGAGAGACGCAAGAGCAAAGGCGCTTGACATGGAGCCTATTCCAGTGCCGGGGAAGGATGCTGACAATGCTTGGTGCCCAACTTGTAGTGGTGCCGGTGAACGTACGAAAGGCAGTACTTGTGTAACTTGTGCCGGCAGCGGCCGTGTAAAGATCGAGCCGGCTGGTACGCCAAAGAAAAAGCCAGCAAAAGACTCCGAAGTACCGATTGGTTTTGCAGCGGGCAAGTCTCCAGAGTTTCGCCAGGCAGAATGGGAGCGCCGGCGAGCAGAACTGCGTGAAGCAAATGCTCGTGAACACGCAGAGCGGCAGAAGAAGAAGGCCAAGGACGCCGGTCCAGAACGGTTGGAGATAGTAGGCACGGCTAAGGGCGAGAGCATCTGGAAGGTGAAGACGGCGGGTGGAGAGATTCGCTACATGCCGCATCTTTCAGGAGGCCTCTACCCATCTGTAACGGCTGCAAAAGAGGCTGTGGAAGGTAAGGCCAAGGACTCCGCCCAAATTTCCGGTTCTGAGCCGCAAGATCACTTAGCTCGTGCTAACCAGTACGAGATTGCAGGCGACCGTGCGCGTGCTCTAGACAGCTACCGCGCTGCTGCGACTGGCTACCGTAGACTTGGCAACCACCAAGGTGAGGATAGCGCCAGAGATGGCATCGTAGAGTGTCAGCGGCGCCTTGTCGGCGGGCACGAGGGTCTGTACGACCATCCATCTAAGGGCAAGCATCAGGCATTCGACTCCGCTGACAGAGCACTGACTTCTGCTTTGCAGCGGACGCGGGCGGGCGAGTCTGTTCGGATTACTGATAGTGGGTTTGAGGTGATTCCCGCCGGTACCAAGAGGGCGAAGGATGGCGCCGCAAGCACTGCATGGGCGTCTTTGCCATTTGCTGCTCAAGAAAAGATTCTTATTGCAAACGGTATTACGGCGGGTCAAGCGCATAATTGGGCCGGCGAAAGCTGGATGAAATTGCCGGATCATATACGTGGAGCATTCCTTAAGCACTTTCACAGTGAGGCCAAGTAAATGGCGCGCGGCTACTACGCAAGCCGACTCAGCGCAGGGCGCAGCGAGACTCCGGAAGGGTTTCTCATTGTGCCCGGGTGCGTCATTGCTAGGACCGGCTTCCAGTCCTATCAAGTAAAGGACCTTCCACAAGAAGCTGCCGGAGACTTGGGAGTTGATCTTTCAAACCCAAGCGCTAGCATCGACATCTATCGGCATCCTGATGATGTGTTCGACCCTGCGACCATTGCGAGCTTCGAGGGCAAACCCGTAACAGACGAGCATCCGCCCGATTTTATTAACCCAGAGAATTTTAAAAAGTATGCATGTGGCCATATTCAAAATGTGCGCAAAGGTGATGAGCCTCTGGACGACGGTGAATGGCCATTGCTTGCTGATGTCATTATCACTGCAGAGCCTCTGCTTGGAAAAGTCAAGCGCAAAGAAGTTGAGGAGCTTTCTGCAGGATATGACTATGCGCTTAAAGCGCGCGGCAAAAAGATTTGTATGGCCAGTATCAGGGGCAACCATGAAGCTGTGGTGCCACGTGGAAGAGCTGGCCACGAGGCTCGTATAAATGATGCTGCTCCGTCCGAACCTGCGGCCACGCCGCCTAGGTCCGGGAACGGACTTGTGGTATCTAAACTTAGCGCATTACTAACCACTAAGGAGAGCAAACCCGTGATGAAGAATCTACGGAAGCACATCTGGGGCCTCGGGCTGAGGGCGGCGGCGCAAGACGCTGATATCCAGCCGGAACAGTTGGCAGAACTCGCACCACCTGATGAGGCTGACGATAAGAAAAAGAGTCGCGATGAGTGGCCTGATGAAGGCAGCGAAGTCGAGGTAAATCCGGCTGACGACAAGAAGCGCGGCAAGGACAAGAAGAAGTCCCGCGATGTCGAGCCCGAAGAAGAGGAAGAAGAGGTTGAGGACAGCCATCGTAAGCGTATGCATGACGCCCTTGATCGTAAGCTCGACGCAGAGGATAAGCGTGGGCGCGACACTGACCTCGAAGAGCTGAAGTCACTGCTCAGTGAGTTTTTCTCTGAAGAAGAGGAAGAGCCCGCGCACGCCAAGCAGGAAGAGCTGCCTGTCGAAGTTGAGGACGCAGAAGTAAAGAAGCTTGACGATATCCTTGGGCTTGATCCTGAAGAAGAGGAAGAAGCCGACGACTCTGAGGAAGAAGCCGACGACTCTGAGGAAGAAGAGGAAGAGGCCGAGGACGACGAGGGCGAGCCTGGTATGGAGGTTGTCGAGTCTGGCGAGGAGGAGCTCGAGCCTGCTGACGACAAGAAGAAAGGCCGCGCGCGTGATGCCAAGGATGGTGCTGCTGCCGTGCTTAAGCTTCTGCGCCCTGTCGTTGCACGCAGCAATGACGCTGCCGTGGTCAATGCGTTCAACGCTGCCTTGGGTAGTGTGAAGCGTAGCAGCAAGGCTAGTACTGGTAGCTATGGCAAGTTTGCGGGTAGCGCGCGTGCGCATGACTCTAAAACTGGCAAGGCGAACGACAGCGGTGCAGATGCCGTTGCCAAACTGCAAGCGTTCTATGATAACGCTGCCAAAGGAGATAAGTAACCATGACCCAGTATGCTTTTGGGCAGACTATTCCCGTAACCGGCCCCAATATTGGGTTCCCGGGCGCGGTCTCTCGATTCGGTGAGCGCGTCATTGTAGCGCGTCAGTTCATGCCGACCAACGTCACCAATGTCCTGAACTTTGGTGATCCAGCGGTTCAGATTCCTAATGCACAGGGCGGAGTCTATACTTCCGTTGCTGACTACGTTGCGGCTGCTACTGCGAACATCGCTAACGTCGCCGCTTACTTCGCCGGCATGGCAGTGCGTGAGGTCAAGACTCAGCTTGTCTACCCCAACGCTGTCACTCCTGGTGTTCAGCAGCTGGGTAACTACAACAACTTGCAGATCGCTGAGGTTATGGAGCGTGGTTCGGGCACTATCAACCTTGCCGTCGGCACGCCGAATGCGGGCGCTCAGATCTACACTCGTGTTGTACTGAACACGGCCGTCACCGCTGGTACTATTGGTGACTACGAGACCAATCCGGCCGCGACTGACCTGTTCACTCTGACGGGCGCTACTGCGGCTGCTGCAGGTGCTACTGCCATCACGTTGACCGGCACTAATGTCTTCGTTGGCCAGCCCGTTAGTGGTCCTGGTGTCCAGCCTGGTACGTATGTAGTCAGCGGCACGGGCACGGCCGGCGCTTATACCGCTATCGTGCTGAGTCAGGCCCTGACCACCGCTATCACTGCCACCTCACCTCTCACTTTCAGTAACTTGGTTGCACTGCCCAACATGGTCGCTCGTACCGGCTACGTGGACAGCAACAACGTTCTGGAAATCACCATCAAGATCCGCAACGCGGCCTAAGCAACCTAGACCACAGGAGATTACATGATTCGCAAATCCGGCAATCGCGCTCAGGCATTCGACACTGCAGGCGCTTCTGGTCTGGCGTTCCTTCAGAGCCAACTGGAAATCATCGACACGGACCTTGTACGTCCGTTGCAGGCTGTTACGCACAAGCGTGACATCCATGTTGAAGTAGGCGGCGGCTTCCCTGAGTTCATCTCGGCGTTTGCCTCCAACTACGCCACCACCGGCTCGCAGTACTTCGGTCTCCAGGGAACTAACAACACGGAGATTCCCGAAGCACAGGCTGACATCCAGAAGGGCATCTGGAAAACGTATATCTGGGCGATGGGCATGACCATCACCTGGGTAGACTTGCGCCGCATGGAGACTGCTCTCCACACTGGGCAGGCTCCGCCGTTTAGCTTGCAGGAGCTTTATGAGGAGTCTGTCGAGGCCAACTGGGGCAAGGCGCTTGACTTTGTTGTCTACGCCGGTTTCCTGGGCGATCCCGGTCTCATCAACAACCCCAATGTGTATGAGTACACAGTTCCGGCGGGCGCAAGCGGCAAAACCACTTGGTCTGGCAAGTCACCTCAGGAGATTCTGGCGGACGTCAATACGGCGCTCAATCAGACTGTCCAGAACAGCGGCTACTCTAGCGAAGAGGGCATGGCCGATCGTCTGCTTATCCCCTATACTCAGTTCGCTTACTTGACCCAGCCTATGACCATCGGCGGTTCTGCGGTGACCATGAGCACCATCAAGTACATTGAAGAGAACTGTGTTGCAGCGCACCACGGCGTCCAGTTCAAGATCAACTTCTTGCCGAATCCGTGGATCAGCGGCCAAGGTGTAGGCAACACTGCTCCAGTCGGTCAGCAGGGCAATGGTCTTGATCGTGGCACGTACTATAAGAACTCCAAGAAAAGTTTGTATCTCAAAGTCCCACAGCCTATGATGCAAGCACTGTCCGTGCCAACTACACGGGCAGGCGGGGCTTATGAAACTATGTTTGCGGGCTGTATCTCGCAGGTCATCTTCAAGCGCACCCAAACTGCAGTTTATCAGGACGGAATCTAAACTCTAGAAAGCCCACGGATCACACCGTGGGCTTTTCCATGCCCAATTACTCGTCTTTAAGGCCGCAAACTCCGCCACGGTCGTCCCATTGCCGCGATGGATGCCTTTAACCGGGTTGCACGGGTGCCAAACGGCACTCGGGTGCTCCTTGCCGCCTTCGGGTGACAACTTGACATCCGTGCAGCACTTCAACCAATCTTCCGCAAGGAGAGGATAACTACATGGCATTGCAATTGTTTTTCAAGCGTTCAAAAATCTTTCTCGCCAACCACGGCGATCGTGAGCTCAGGTTCCAGGCCCCGGCCGGCAATGTCCCAGTGCCTGCTCCCAACTGGGTACGTAAGACTATTGGCTATAAGTTGGGTGTTGCTGACGGCAGCATTGTGGACTTGACGCCACCTACAGCAGCTATACCAGTTGAAGCTCCTGTCGTCATTCCGCCACTTGACAAGATCAGTACGGCATCTGAGGCCATTGAGCTTGATGAAGGCGACGAGGAGATGGGCCCTGCTCCAGTAGTGCCTCCCAGCGCGGGTGCTGAGGAGATCAATGAGGACGACGAGCTGGAGTTTGCCGCGCCTAAGGCTGCAGCAAAAGCGCCTAAGGCCGCCAAGGGCTTGATCAACACCCGGCGTTAAGCAAAGCGAGGTAATACGGTGAGTACACCTAATTTCAACGGATGGCTGCAAACTGCGTGGGGCTCCGGAGCGGAGTTCTGGTGTGCGCAGCCGGGCGTAGGTAATGTCGGCTTTGTGTTCGGCACCAACCCACCGTATTACCTTGATGATTTTCTAGCTGTGAATCCGAAGTTCTTTGGAGCGGCTACTCTCGTAGGAAATGCTACAACGGTTGCCGGCTCTAATCAAGTCGCGTTGGCTTCTCTAGCAGGCCTGGGCTACGGGCAGTTCATACAAGGCGTAGGACTCCAACCTGGTACGGTAATTACAGTGCTAGGTGTTAGCTCCATTACAGTGAACAAGCCTGCTACAGCTTCTGGGACTGTTACGCTGCAAGTGTATGAGGCGCCCATAGTGCCTATCATGGTAATCCAGCTTTACCTAAACTTGGCGCAAGCTTCACTAGTTCAAGCTCGCTGGCAGGACGCGTGGTATCTCGCCATGTCGTGGTTCATTGCGCACTACCTCACACTCTACGTCAAGAGTGACGTAGCAGAGGTGCTAAGCAACACGCAGACGGGTATCCACGGCGAAATTCCAGTAGGTGTCCAGCCAGGTACAGTGTATACCATTAGTGCAGTTCCACCAGGTGGGCAGCTGCAGTCCTTGACACGCAATGGTGTGTTCCAGACGCCTGGAGTAGACTACAGTCTGTCTGGTATCACCGTCACGTTGAGTCTAGCCACTAAGACGACTGACCATTTATATGCAGTGTGGCCCACACCAGTCACATCTAGTACACCTGTCGTCTACGGTGCAGCACAAGTGGCGGCACAAGGAATTGCCACGGGCATCGAGGTAAGCAAGAGCGTAGGCGACGTAAGCGTCAGCTATGCTCAGCTTACCTCGCTTGAAGCTTGGGGCCAGTGGAATTTGACGGTGTACGGTGTTCAGCTGGCTAGCATGGCAAAAGTGATTGGGAGTGGTCCGGCACTTATTTGGTAAAGGAGGTCCGGTGGCAATCGAGGCTCAGCACGGCTGCATTTACGGGCTGCATTGTCTGGCTACTGATAAGTGGTACATTGGGCAGCATAAAAACTTTCTAACTGTAGAGACCAGATGGAGCAGCCATATATACGACTCTGAAAAATCTTCTAAGCTGTATATTCATCGCGCAATTAACAAGTATGGAGTAAGTGGTTTTACAGCAGAGGTACTTTGGAGTGGACCAGTTAAGCTTCTTAATAGCAAAGAAATTTTTTATATCAAGAAGTTTAGATCATTTGTAGACGGCCCTAAAGGTGGCGGCTATAACCTTACAACTGGTGGGCGACAAGGTACTGGAGTGTCAGAGCAGACAAGGAAACTTTTGAAGCTACTGCTAGGCTCTCCAGAAGCTCGCGCAAGAAACTCGGCTAATAAACGCCTATGGTTCAGCGATCCCGCAAATAGGCAGGCTCACTTAGAAACTCATACTACCGCAGATGCGCGCGAAAAAGCGTCAAAAAGTGCCTATAAAAGATACGCTAGTGTGGAAGAGCGTGCTAAAACTTCGCGAGCTACTATGCAGCGATATCAGCACAAAGAAGAACACATTAAGACTTCTGTAGCTGTTTCGAAGTATTTTGCAGAGAATCCTGTAGCAGCCGAGCTCAGTTCACGTACTGCAAAAAATACTTGGGCCCAGTATAAAGCTCTAGGTAAGATACTGGGACCAAAGGGCGCGACAAGAACTCAGGCCCAAAAGGCCCAGATATCGGCGGCACAGAAAAAGCGCCTAGCAGACCCGGAAGTAAAACTACGCATGCTAGAGGCCCATAGAACTGAAGCATGCCGTACTAGTATATCAAATGGTGTACGGAAAGCGTACGAAAATCCAGCTGCACGTGCTAGATGCAGCGAAGCGGCTAAGAAAGCCTGGGCTATTCGTAAAGAAAAGTCTGCGCAGCTAAGCGGTGCTATATGACCCGTCCCGAGATTACACTAGGACGTAAGTCTGGCGTAGCTGCGCTCGCTAAGAGGTTGGCTGGACTCGGCAAGCTTGCAGCATATGTAGGGATTCCATCTGATGCAACGGAGCGATCATCTCAACTGCTTGAAATGGCCGGCAAGACAAAGAGCAAAAAGAAGCGAGCTAGGCTGACAAGCATCGCGGAGTCTGATGTAAGCAATGCCGAGCTGCTATATATCCACACCAAAGGCTCACCATTAAAGCATATTCCTGCACGCCCGGTACTTGAGCCTGCAACGGAGGCCGAGCCTAATAAGCACATCATTGCCAGAGAGCTAGCTGCTTCCGTCAAGGCAAACTTAGCTGGCGATAAGCCAGGCGCTGAAGCAAAGATGATGAGGGCGGCGCTAGCCGGCCAAAACGCAGCACGCGGGTGGTTTACGGACGACCGCAATGGCTGGGAGTCGAATAAGCCTGCTACCATCGCAGCTAAGGGCAGTGATCGGCCATTAATCGACACCGGCGCTTTGCGCGCCTCCATCATCGGACTTGTACGGGAGGACTAAGTGTCAACAAAAGTAAACAGCTTGCAGGTGGTCAGTTCTACAATTGACAGCTCGCCCATAGGCAGCTCCTCTCCCAGCACTGCACAGTTCATTACGCCCGGTGCCGGGGACAACAGCCAGAATGCAGCGACTACTGCCTGGGTTACGGCCGCTCTAGCGGGGACGCAGTCTGGGTCGGGCTCACTGCCCTTGCCGGGCGGACTTGTCATAAAGTGGGGTGTGTCGTCTACCATCACAGCTACTAGTGGTAGCGGTACAGGTATGCGTGTGAGTTTTCCCGCATCATTCCCGAGCAATTGCTTCACGGTAGTGGGAACTATAAATGGAAATAACGATCGTGTTGGGTATATGTCCGGATTTGACGCGGGCGGCTTCAATGTGGGCTGTAATGGTAGTGGCTCTACATTCAGTTGGATCGCGATAGGAAACTGACATGATAAGCGTAGCTGACATAGTCGCAGACGCCGAACTAGCCGCGCCGCAGCCATTCATCATCCTGCGGTCTGCAGGGCAGTTTGTGCTGGGCGGATTTCAATCATCAGTTACGCCCATTAATACTGTCGGTCCCGTGCAGCGCGCCAGTGATAAAGAAGTAAACATGATGCCTGAAGCAGACCGTATAGCAGGTATCATGGCTTTTTGGTCTACCATTCCGATAAACACTACGCAAGCTAAAGCGAAGACACCAAGTGCAAAGGGCCAAGTGCCGCAGGGCGCGCACCCAGGCAACACGTACACACTTACAGGGCCTGTAAATCCTAGTGGCGTAGCTCTATTCTACAACGGACTGATGCTTACTCCAGGAATAGACTACGCTCTCATAGGAAGCACCATCAGTTTGCTCGGCTGGTCCACTAAAGTAGGTGGCAATCTCTATGCTGTGCAGACTGTCAACTCTGCCAGCGGAACAGATGCGAGCGACATACTTGTGTACGTAGGAGAACAGTACAGAGTGCTGTCAGTCAGGCACTACCCCGGCAGTGGCTACTGGAAAGCACTAGGAACTAGGATGAGTGCCTCATGACAACTATTGCCTACCCAAATGGACAAGTGCTCACTAGCACAGCACTTACTATAGCCGCTATAAATGCAGCATTACAGCCGCTCACATGCAGTGTGCTAGGAATGCCCGCGCCTGACTATAGCCAAGTACGCATCGACTGGGCCACGGCAGGGCAGCCATTCGAGGACGTCAATGCAGATGTGTGTTATCTGGGATGCCTACTGACAGACGATCCATACACCCTGATTCGTGACCAGTATCTTTCACAGACTGGCGGTGTACTGACTCAATCATGGACGTACACACGGGCGTGGCGAGTTAGCTGGACGCTATACGGCCCCAACTCATTCGACCGTGCACGGGCTATTCACAGTGCGCTGTTCATGGACGCCTTCACAGATAGCCTGTCAGAAAGCAGCCTGTTCCCATTGCCTAACATGCCACTTCCGAGGCGCGTGCCTGAGCTGCTCAACGCCCAGTGGTGGGAGCGAGCTGACTTCTACTGCAACATGTATGAAGCCGTCACAGAAACTATTTCACCCGGCATTGCCACTAGCGTGGAGATCAAGGTGGATACCAACGAAGGCCAAGTGGCCGATATCACCGTAGGCTAGGAGCTAGAAAATGAGTATTCCACTTCCTTTGTCGGACATAGTAAACATTTCTGTTACAGTAGCTCCGACGGCCGCAACGGCCAATTCTTTCAACCAAGGACTGTTCGTCGGCCCTAGCGCCGTCATTCCTTCTTACGGGGCTAATTCCCGGTTGCGCAAGTACGCCACTACAGCGGCCATGCTTTCTGACGGATTCACGGCCGTTCAGCCGGAGTATATCGCCGCCAACATCTACCTCGCACAGACACCAGCACCTGGCTACATCTGGATCGGTTGTCAAGACCTGACAGCTATTGCCACAGCCATTCCACACGCAGGCTCAGCAGGCACTAATTACAAGGTTGGTGATATAGTAGGCGTCACGCAAGGCGGTGCATCCAATGGTTTCCTTACGGTGCTTACCATCAACGTTGGTACGGGCGCAGTGCTCACACTGGGCGTTGTGGCAGGCACACAGGGTACTGCGTACACTGTGGCCACGGCGCTGGCTACCACAGGCGGCAGTGGTACAGGCCTCACAGTAGACATTACAGCTGTAGGCGAGACTTTGCTGCAGGCCTCACAGGCATGTCGTGCTGCGAGTTCACTGTGGTATGGGCTCGCAGTCAACAACCCGGCTGATGCCGACAACTTGGCGCTGGCTGCATGGGCCGACCCTAACTGGCAGACTACACGCTACTATGCATGGTCCTCGTCTGTCGGCATTCCCAACGGCACGGCGGCCAACATTGCGCTTCAGTTGCGGACACTGCAGTACCGTGTGCTTGGGGTCTACTCTACCACGCAAAGTGGTCTGTACCCTAACAATGTCTATGCCGCCGCGGCATTGATGGGTATGGAGATGGGGCTTAATACTGGCCTACCTGGTAGCTTCTTCACTGTAGCGCATAAAGACTTAGTTGGCATAGCTGCAGAGCCACTAACAGAGACACAGGCTACCAATATTAAGGCAGCTAACTTCAACTTCTACGGCAACTACAACCCATACCAACTATTTGAGCCGGGCTTCATGAGCAGCGGTGTTCCATCATTCTTGTGGCTTTACTTGGCTATGTATGTCGCACAGTTGCAGATTGCAGAGCTGAATGTACTAGCTAGCTTGCCCGCCGTGCCACAGACTAACGGTGGCCAGCACTTGTTTATCCAGGCGGCTAATGCCGTTGGAGCTACTTTTGCAGGCATCGGTTTCTTGTCGGGTGCTAACTGGGCTGGGCCCGCTGTTAATGTGCCAGGTATCTCGCTTACCTCGGGACAAGCCATTCCGCTCGGTTACTTGAACCAGTCGCAGCCGTACTCACAGCAGTCCTCTGGCGCACGTGCCGCCGGGCAGGCTATGCCGATTATTTCGGCCATTACCACGGCGGGAGCAGTTGTCAGTCTGCTTATCGGCGTCTATGTGCAGCTTTAACAGGAGGAACCAATGGCCGTCGGCAATGTTGGCGTAACGTATTCATTCAAAGACTTGGTGGGCGCGCTGACTAACAGTGCGTTCGCTGTGGCATTTCCGCTAACGGGTGGGAACGTAGGCCTGGGCCAGATTACCATCTCCATGACTACCAGTCGCACGGCTCACCAAGTAGCCTCAGATGGTACCGTCATGCCCAACTATATCCCAGGCAATAACGGCGCCATCGCTATTGAAGTGCAGCAGACGTCTTCGCTCCATCACGCGCTATTGGACCTGTACAACTTGGCCACACTAGCTGCTGATGGTGATGATGTCAGTGGCTGGGCGAGCACCAGCATCAGCTTTCGCACGTTACTTGACGGTTCCACACATCTGTGCGACGGCGTCAGTTTCGAGAAAGTACCTGACAAGCCGTATCATGCTACAGGCTCCAATGTCACTTGGAATCTTATGGCAGCCAACATCGTTAACTTGTAGCTGAAGGACACAGAACAATGGCAAAAACAACAGTGGTAGAAATAAACGGGCAACGGTACCAGCTACGTAAGCTGCTGCCTGATGTAGGCAGCTACATCTACATGAAGATGATGGGCGTGCTGTTGACAGCTTCAGCAGATGCGCAGGCCACGCCTGACGCGGACGAAAATGCGCCCAAGCCCACGGAGCAGGACAAGGCGCGGATGCTGTGCACATTGGCCTTTATGCGCGGCCTCAGTTACGAGGACTTGAAGTTTGCGCAGCGCCAGTGTATGCAGGCCACATCACGCATTGAAGCGTCACCTACAGGCACAGATATCACCATACCCATCATGAATGACTTTGGGCGTTGGGCCATTCCGGAGATTGCTGACGATATTTCGTTGGTCAACAACATCACCACGGAATCACTGGTGTTCAGCTTGTCCAGTTTTTTCTCCGATCGCCCGTTGGCGGCCACTCCAACGGCAGGCTAGGATTTGAGCCTGTAGCCTTTCCTACCATAAACCCCATTGCGTGGCGGCCGGTAGCTGCTGGGCTGTGGCGTCAGCATGAATTAACGGACGGCACTTACGACGTGGGCGACCTTGCCGATGTGCTAGAGTTCCTGGACGTTAAAGAAGAAAACGAGCGCCGAAGCCGAGAGGTCCACAATGCCCAACGTGATTGATGAATACTTAATAAAACTTGGGACAGTGGTAGACCAGGCTGGTCTGGCACGATTCCATAATGCTCTGCGTGAGGCAGCCTTTGTTGCGGAGACCCAGTCCATGCGAATGGCTGGATCTTTTCTCAAGGCTCAGTCAGAAATAGTCGCAGGGTTCGTGGCAATTGGTGGCGCAGCTATCGGGCTTATTGACAAGACCGCAATGGCAGATCAGTCATTTCGATTATTTGCGCTCCACATGTATATGTCGAAGGATGCTGCACGGGGGCTCAAAGTAGCTACTGATGCTCTCGGCGTCAGTATGGAAGATATGGCCTGGGACCCAGAACTACGGGGGCGTGCACATCAGCTTCTGCTTGATCAAAAGGCTATGGCTCCAGGCAAAGACTACGATGAGCAGATGCGCAAGATTCGTGACGTCAGGTTCGAGTTCACGCGTATGCACGTGGAACTTGAGTACCTCGGGATGAACGTCGTCACGGAGTTTATGAAAGGACTCGGTCTCGGACCGGACACACTGCTGACCAAGCTGAAAGAGTTCAACAAGTGGGTCATTGAAAAGATGCCTGACATTGCGCACAGCATCGCTAAGTGGTTCCTTCCCATTTGGAAAGACATCACTGAAGTAGGTAAAGCTGCGGGCGCAGTGCTGGCGGACTTTGGCACCATGTTCACTAATGTTGTCGGCATGCTTTCAGGTGACAAGGCCATAGAGGGCAGCACATTCAACATGGAGAAGTTTGCTACAGCCGTACAAATGGTGGCCCACTGGTTCGCTGTGTTGGTTGAAAACATGCTGAAGTTTACCGGCACGTTTACCGGCTTGCTGGCAGGCGGCGGCGTGGGTGGTGTAGTAGGCTCCATCATAGGCGGAATCGCGGGACTGCCACTAGGACCCGCCGGCATACTAGCTGGCATCGTTAGCGGTGGAGCTGCCGGTAGTGCTATAGGCGCAGGTGCAGGCGCAGTTACGGGCGGTGCCTGGGACTTCTGGCGCGCAGGGCATGGCAACGGGACCGCTGGTAGCGCGGCAGGAGTTAGCAGCCTTGATAGTCTGCTGCACGCTATAATGATGCAGGAAAGCGGTGGCAATCAGAGCGCAGTGTCACCTAAGGGCGCTATCGGTCTTATGCAGTTGATGCCCAACACGGCTGCGGGGCTGGGCGTAAATCCTTACAATCCCACCGAAAATATGCAAGGTGGCGAACGATACTTCAATCAGCTATTAGCCCACTACGGGAACAATGTGGCCGACGCTGTGGGTGCATACAATGCCGGTCCGGGTCGCATGGACAAGTTCCTGGCAGGCAAAGCCACGCTTCCAGCAGAGACTCAGAACTACATCTCCAGTGTACTTGGACGTGCCGGTGGTACAGGTGACGTTACTGTAGGCAGCATCACCATTCACGTAGCCAAGCCTAACGCTGTTAATGAGGACGTAGGTCGTGTAGTAGTCGACACCGTGCGCCAGGCACAGGCCAAGGCAGTTCAACGTAACATAGCGCAGGCGCAGAACCTAGGCTGGAGCGCATAATGGGCACTGCCATATACAGACCTCCGCAGTGGGGTCTGAACACTACGCCTATCACCATCACGGTGCCTGCCAACTATGTTCCTGCAGCCAACAATTCGCCTGCCAGTTTGAACAGCACAGCCACGCTGGGTTCTGTAGTGTCCGGCGACGAAGCTACCATTCATGTCGCCTCTAATACTACGGCCTCAGTTCCTGTGGTGTACGTATTTGATGCTGTGATGGAGCTAGACCATGATCAGCAGCTACGCATGACAGAGCATCCAGTGCAGACTGGTGCGGACATTTCCAGTCATGCATACCTGATGCCTGCCACGCTTTCAATGTCTATCCTGATGAGTGATTCTGTAGACCAGTATGCCAATACATCTACGAACACCACCACTGTCGGCGCTTCTACCGCAACCAAAGCCACGCCATGGACTGGCAGCCCAAGCAAGAGCGTTTCTGCCTATCAGCAGATGATAGCTTTGCAGGCGGCTCGCGTGCCACTAATAATTTCTACTCGGCTACGCACTTACTACAACATGATGGTGACCAATGTGCAGGCCCCGGAAGACTATCGCTCTTATGGTGGTGTGCGCATGCGGCTGTCGTTTGGTCAGATTCGCACAGCTACTATTTCGCAGTCTCAGCCAGTGGTCAGTGCCCGCACGCAGGACACAGATAATACGCCGCTAGGCTCAGTCACTCCCATACCTGTGCCAGCCGCCACCACACAGCAGTTCAATATCAATAACTATGGCGGTGTAGTGCCTGTAAAGCAGAGTCAAGTGCAAGGCGCAGGCAATTACTCTAGCTCCAATACGCTTGTCACCAGCTCCATAACTAATGCGCTCAGTTCTGCTCCCGGGGTGTATTAATGGCTGATCAGATTATTCCTCTGACGTCAGCTGCCAATCAAGTATTCTCTGCCCAGCTGATTGTAGACGGTAATGCCTTGACGCTCAATCTTTCACTCAGCTACAGTTCCACGGCTGGCTACTGGCAGATGAGTGTCGCGGATGTGAATGGAAATGCTTTGATTGCATCTGTGCCGCTGATCACTGGCTGGTACCCAGCAGCCAATCTGCTAGCCCAGTATGTTTACCTCGCCATTGGTAGCGCCGCGTTGCTCAACACGGGCAACATTGCAGCCGACTATCCCGGCCGTGACAACCTTGGGCAGTTCAGTCTTGTATGGAGCGACACACCATGAGCACATCTACCATTCCACTGTGGGGACAGGCGTATGAACTCACAGTTGGGTTTGGGGATAATACGCAACAAGTATTCAGCTCTAGTTCCTGGGAGCCGGAGGCACTACGCATTACATTTGACGTGGTACAGAGCAGTATATCAGAATGCTGGTGGTATGCTGATATCAGCATTTACAATCTAGACCGGCCGGATATTCAAAACGCTCTATTCAATGCCACATGGGCCCAGCTAAAGGCCGGGTTTCAGTACGGACCTACACAGATGGCCACTATTTGGAACGGGCGTGTGTTTCAAGTTACACTCACACGGGACGGAGTGGTCGATCAAGTCACTACACTGCACTGTATTGCCAATCCATATGCTATGGACGATGTGGTAAACATGCCCATGGGTCCGTTGGTGACTCAGCAGCAGGTGGTCGCAAGCATGCTACAGGCTATCGGGCTGCCACCGCTGTCCCAGGCTACGGGTACACAGAGTCAGACTATACAGACCAGCATGACTTCTAAAGTACTACCACGTGGCGACACATTGTTCGGAAAGCCCAGCCAGCTTCTGGGCCGTATTGCTGATGACAACTACGCACAGTTCTTCACTGACGGAAACAGCGCCTACATGTCTGACATGGTTAATCCCAACACCACGCCCAGCTTTGTGTACGCACCGCAGCCAGGACCTGGCACTAATGCGCCCAGTCTTCCGGCTAGTGTCACAGCCAGCTTGATAGGCACGCCACGGCAGATACCGCAAGGCTGCATCTTCACGGTTCTTTTGGACCCCCGCTTGTTAGTCAAAGTGCCACCTATGATGATCCAGATTGATAGGTCGGCGCTGATCTCACAGACAGTAATCAGGCCTAACCCAAATAGCCAGCTTGTATCGCCGTTGAGCGATGATCTTTCGTTTTTCGTCGCACAGCTTCGTCATACGGGCGACACGCGCGGGAACGACTGGCAGACAGAAGTGATTGGCTACAGCACAACGTACGCCAAGGGTCTTTCATACGGAATTTGGGGAGTCAATGCATGAGCACCGTAAGTAGTCCGCTACTAAGCCCTGCACAAGTCAATCAGATAGAATTCTCGCAGTGGCGGCAGGCCGTGAAGGACGCACTGAACGACACCCGATGTGCTACCGTGGCGTTCGTCGCACCTAATGGGTTTGACGCTGCTACGCAGACCGTCAGCGTGCAGATAGCTCTTCAAGAGCGCGTGCGCACCACGGCGGGCCCGAAGTGGATACCTATTGTGCCGATTAACCGCGTACCGCTTATACTGCCGCGCGCTGGTGGCTATTGCCTGACCATGCCCATCAACCCCGGCGATGAGGGCCTGCTCGTATTCTGCGATACCTGCTTCGACACTTGGTGGGCCAGTGGTCAGTCCAGCTCACCCACAGGCACCAATCAACAGCGCGTGGTACGCCGTCATCATATACATGACTGCGGATTCATACCAGGCATGTGGAACCAGACACGATTGCTGCCTAGCTACTCCACTACGGCTATGCAGCTTAGAACAGACGACGGCACAGTAGCCGTGACGGTCAGCAGTAATGCGGTGTCTATATCAGCCCCCTCCAGTGTGACTATAACATCACCTTCCATACATGCCACTAACGGCGGTACGGCACAAGCACTGATGAATGACACATTCTACCAGTGGTACGTTATAAATGTCCAGCCATTCCTAGTGTCCAAAGGCTACCTCGGGCCTGCTCCTCCTATTGCCAGCTTGGCGGAAACCACCGTATTGAAAGGCCAGTGATGAAATTTTTAGCTGTTGTTCTATTCTGCTGCGGGTGCATAGGCGCTCTGGCGCAAGCTACGACGCAGATTGATCCCAATAATCAGATCGGCGGGCCTTTGCTGTCTACTAATTTAATGCTACCTGGGGTAGCTGCAGATGGTGCTAATGGAGTGGCTATTACAGGTGGACTGCTGGTCAGCGGCATACCGCAAAGCACTTCGCCCATCTGCCCTAATGGCTTGAATGGCGCACTGACCACCGCTGGGTGCGCTAGTGGCAGTGGCAGCTTCACGGCGCTTACTGGCGACGCTGTAAGCACTAGCTCCGGCGGGGCCACCATGGTCAAGGGCCTGAACGGTGTGCTGCTGTCCGGGCTGGCCACGGGCGTGCTGTACAACACCACAGCCACGGGTGCACCTACCATAGCCACAGCGGCTCAAGTGAACGCGCTGCTGCAGGGCCTTACAGGCTGCACCACCGCCACGTGGTTACTCAGTCCACAAGACGCGCAGTGCCACGCGCCGTCAGGCGGATCGATGACGTGGCCCGCTGCGGCTGGTATCGTAGTGTACGCAGGCGCTAGTACGTGGGGGACTTCTCTAACCGCTCCGGCTGGTACTATCATAGGCACCACTGACACGCAGACGCTGACTAACAAGACCGTTGACGGTGTCACACCTGCTACCATGGCGTTCATGGACGCCACCAGCAGTGTGCAGACGCAGTTGAACGGCAAGCAAGCCACGCTGACCAATCCGGTGACTGGACCGGGCGCGGCCACTGTAGGCCACGTCGCACTGTTGAATAATACTTCCGGCACTCTGTTGTCTGACGGCGGCGCGCCTCCCGGTATAGCTTCAGCAGGCACGCTGGGTCTTGTAAAGCCGGACGGAACCACCATCACCAACACCAGCGGCGCTATCTCCGTCACGTACGGGACCACAGCAGCTAGCGCCACCGTAGGCAACGACACGCGAGTGACTGGCGCGATGCCTAAGAGCGGCGGCACGTTCACGGGCGAGGTGATTACACTGGCCTCTGCCGTCGGCACTGCCGGGTTCAATCTGCCACACGGCGCGGCTCCCACAGCGCCTGTTAATGGCGACCTGTGGACTACCACGGCGGGTGTGTTTGCCAGAATCAATGGGGCCACTACCGGACCACTCGGATCCGGTGGATCAATGACTTGGCCTGCGGGTGGCGCTGGCATACCGAACTATAACGGTTCTAGCGCGTGGGGAACTAGCTATAGCTCAGGCAGCACCATCCCAGCCAATTTCATTGCCACCATTCCCAACACTCAGATCAGTGGACTTGGTACGGCATCCACGCAGAACATAGGTACCAGCGGCGCTAACGTACCGCTACTGTCCACGCAGAACGTATGGACAACGCATCAGTTCAGCGGCGGTCTGCTGCAGGCTAACGGTGTAGGGCCATCACTGGATGCTACCGATGGAACTAAGATCCTGTACACCACGGGCGCGGGCTGGCTGGCCAGTGGCGCATCCGACACGCTGCACTTCGGCAACGGCAACTTGACAGCGGGCGGCCTACCGTCGGTAGACTTCGGAGGCTTTGATGCGACCGGAATCTTCACTTTCGCCTCTTCTCCGATCCTGCCTGGAACTGGCTACGTATTCTCGCCGGGCGGATCTGCGCAGGCCACTTACTCAGCCTCCATTCCTCTGTCCGGCATTTCCACTCAAGCCTCAGACACCGTGGTTGCAAACTTCACTGCCTCCACAGCAGCCCCATCGGCCGTGGCCATGCCCACCACAGGAACTAACGGTTGCGCGGGCGCTACCAACGCTCTCACCTACAACACCACTACCCACGCTTTGGGATGCAACACAATATCGGGCGGATCTATAACCTTCCCGCAGACGGTGACTGGCGGCGTAGCGTGGGCAGTGCCGTACTTCAGCGCTACCACCACTATGGACCACAACGCCGCGCCGACGCTCAACAACGGTCCTTTGCTTGGCCAGACCGCCGCAGCACCTGTCTGGTCTGCTATCTCTTTTCCGGTATCATCCTCGGCGGGCGGCATAACCTATGGAAGTTCTTCTACTGCGCTCAGCGTTACTGCTGCTATCACACCAAACGCACTAATTAGGATAAATGGAACTACGCCAGCAGCTTCTAGTCTGCTCGACAATACAGCCGTCATGGTAACCACAGAACCACTATACTCCACGAACGGAAACCAACTCACCGGAACCACGGCGACCTCTATTGCAACAACAACGTACACCACGACTGGAATAGCTTTCCCGGCCACCTACGCAACCACGGCGCGAACCTATCGCGGTCTGTGTCATGTTTCTTGGGAGCAAGCCATAGGCGTCGCCACAGTAAAGTTTGGCGTCGGCACGAGTGTCGCGCCGACGCACATGTCGCTGACTTCGGTCAGTTACGTGGGAACGACGGCAGTCCCATTCGGGACAGGCACTACTGACATCACAACGATCACCACAACGGACGCCACGGCGTTCCTGACTCCCGGAGCGGCCGCGACGGCCTACGTGACCGACATCTACGTAACAGCCAGCTTTACAGCAGCGGCAAACACAGTGACACTGTATGGGCAGACCAGCAATGTTTCTGACGCCCTTCTGATCGAGCCCGGAACTGAGTGCACGTGGCTTCCGTAACTAAGGAGAACTACATGAAGTGGATCGCGATTGCTGTTTTATTGGTCGGCACCACGGCCTTCGCTTCAATCACTCTAACCACTGCGTACGGAGTCGCGGGGCCAGCGAGTGCCGTGGCTCCAGGTGGCTCGGCGGCGTATGCCACAGCTACAGGTAAGATGTATGACTGGACAGCCAACACCGCGTGTATGACGTACAGCTTTGGAACCGTACTAAAGAGTGCCTCCCAGGATACCGGCTTCACCGTGCTGCAGGGCGCGCCCAACTTAGTTCTATGTCTTAATCTTACTTCTGGATACTGGATTACTTCTGGTGGCTATAGCGTGTCATCGGGCACGCTTGCAGGGGCAGGACTAGTCAATGCTAATACGGTGTACACAGGACCACTAACGGCACTACGTAATGCTACCGACAGCTTTGCAGCCAGCACATTCCTGCCCGGCGCCATCAATGACACTTGGTAAAGGACATCCATAATGCCCAGCGTGACGTACTTACAGCTTGATGCTAGTTACGACCCCATCTTTGACCCCGCCTACGCATTAGCAGACTCGCAGGCGGTGGCTCAAGATGTGCTGACCAGACTCAAGCTGTTTCTGGGCGAGTGGTGGGAAGACCTCAACTTGGGGGTGCCTGTGTTCCAGAGCATGCTCGGTCAGCTGGCGAGTTCTAAGACACAGAATGCCGTGCGACTGATTATCCAGCAGACCATTCTAGCTACACCCTACGTTGTATCTGTCACCGGTATTCAATCGTCATTCTCCAACGGCCAGTTTTCTTTTACAGCCACATTTACTACGACCTTTGGTCAGGTAACCGTTTCTAGTGCGCCGGGTGACTCGGCGAGTCTGGGGAACTAATGTCAGTGCCAGCATACGCCCCTCCTTCTATAGGCCCTGCAGGACTGACAGTAGCCTCATATCAGTCCATTCTGGCCGATAACTTACAGGCATTTTTGAACATCTACGGCCCTACACAAGTCGTCACTCCTAATGCAGCTGTCTATCAGCTGCTCTCAATCCTGTCACTGAAAGCCGCGGACTGTAACCTTGGTTTGCAGCTTGTGTACAACCAGAGTTCGCCTGCTACAGCGGTGGGTGCAGGGCTAGACCGTCAATTGAAGATGAATGGGCTAGCGCGCGCCGCGTTTACATACTCCACCACAGTACTGACACTGGGCGGTTCTACCATCACGCCCACCACTGTAACAGGTGGTGCGGCTCAGGACATCAACGGTAATCTGTGGGTACTTCCATCCACTGTGATCATACCCATCACCGGCAGTATCAACGTTGCTGCTTCATGCACAACTCCGGGCAGCATAACGGCAGCTGCGGGAAGCATTACGATCATTAACACGCCTGTTAACGGCTGGTTTACTGTGACTAATGCAGCGGCAGCCGTACCAGGCAGTCCTATTGAAACAGACAGCAAAGCCCGTGCACGGCAGGCCGTCAGTGTGGCCTTACCATCCGTCACTGCGCTGGCCTCTACAGTGGCCGCATGTCTGGCCGTGCCGGGTGTTACACGCGTCAATCCTGGCGTACCAACTCCAGGTGGCCCAGGAAGCTCTATTGAGAACCCTACCGGCGTTACTGATAGCTGGGGCAATCCCGCACACTCTATCAGCATGGTGGTAGAGAACGGCACTGATGCCGCTGTGGCGCAGGCCATCTATGGTGCACGGAGTATAGGCTGCTTCACCAACGGAACCACTACGGTAACGGTCACCGATGCGAATACTAGTTTCACCATGAACATCAGTTTCTTCAGGCCTACGTATGTCCCCATCTATATCAGTGTAAGCATCCACGGTTACACTGGTACGCCTACTACAGCTGTCGTGGCTGCTGTGCAGACTGCCATCGTCAACTACCTGAACGCATTGGCCATTGGAGAGACAGTGGCTATCTCGGCCATCAATTACGAGGCCATGGCTGTGAATGCCAGCCTGCTAGGCCCTGCCTTTGGTGTGCAGGCTCTCACTATGGGCCTCACAGCTAGCCCGACCGGCGCAGTGGATCTGGCCATGGCGCATTACTATAATGTGTCGCAAGGTGTGGCAGCTAACGTGGTGGTGACTACAGTATGAGCACTAATCCCTATTTTGGCACTAGTGGTTTCGGCTTCGGTGGCTACGGCAACCAACCACTTGAGGCCCTGCCACTTGGATACTACATCGGGCTGCTGTCCAGTGAGTATGTCAATTCACCGAAGCTAAACAAGCTTCTGTATGTGCTGTTACGCAAGTTTGATGACGTGACGAACGTAATCATGCTGATGGACACCGCCTTTGATTTAGACTCTGCCTCTGGCGTACAGCTTGACATGCTCGGACAAACAGTACAAGCGTACCGCACAGTTGGGTTTCAGCCCAGCGGCGGCGTCAGCCCAGTGTTGGACGACACCACGTTTCGTATTCTCATCAAAGCAAAGATTGCGCAGAACCAATGGACGGGCACTTTAGACAGTCTGTACCCGCTATGGCAGCAGCTGTTTCCGGCTGGTAACATCATCATTGCTGACAACCAAAACATGTCAGCCAACATTTTCATGACGGGTACGTTTACTTCCATCATGCAGGACCTGATTAGGAACGGTTACATAGTTCCCAGACCTGAAGGCGTGCAGTACACATACCTCTTCGGAGCCCTGCCTATGTTTGGCTTTGATCTCGACAATGTATTCATCGCAGGCTTTGATACAGGAAAGTGGGTTTAGGCTATGGCTGGCACAACAAACTTTCAGCAATTCAACCCTACGCAGGCCAATCAAGAGTCTGACGCAGCGTACACGGCGGACAGTACCCGGTCCAATGGTGCAGGTGTGGGGGCCATCTTCCCGTCTAACTGTGCTAACAAGCTGTTCTATCAGACTTCCACAGGTGTGGCAGCACTGATGCAGATGTTAGCCAATAAAGGGTTCAGTACTAATGACAGCAATCTAGCCGTGCTGGCTGGTGCGCTGTCTTGTCTGCTGACTACAGCAGACATTAAGCCTGCTATGGCATATGCACCATTCAGCCCGTCCATTATTCTGGACGCCTCGCTCGCCAATGGTTGGGAGATAGTACTGACGGCCAACACCTCCATTACGATAATAAGCATTGTAGCCTACCAACCTATTACGCTTGCATTTTCTCAGGATGGCGTGGGTGGCCACTCTGTGACGTTCACTAATACACTACACGGCTTAGGCGCTGTAGATGGTGGTGCCACCGGGCACAGTCAGCAGACATTTATGGTGCTGTCTGACCTGGCCCTGCATGCAACCGGCCCCATGGTGGTGAGCTAATGGCCAGTGAGACAGTAACACCCAATGTGGGCCTGCAGATCCCGGGCTATGGACAATTCAACTGGCAGGTGCCCATTCAATACGATCTGGGCCTGCTGGACTTAATCTTCGGTGGCAGTTTCACCATTCCCGGCCTATCGGTTACCAACCTGACGGTGGGTAATTTCGCCGTATCTAACTTTGTGGCTCTGCTGGCGAATGCCTACATCGCGGAGGCACCCGCAGGCACGGCTCCCACATCAGCATACATTACCAGCCACGTCCCACTTATAGTTTTGGGCGTGTATAAGAACGGCGTGTTTCAAACTCCCGGTCCAGCAGCCGATTATCGACTAGTAGTGAACAGCATCAATTTCAACACGCCCACTGTGGTAGGAGATCAAATCTATGTCACGTACTTTCACGGCTAGCCTTTTGTTCATGTGTGTCACCTTGGGATGGGCACAAACGGCCACCAAGATCAATCCTAACGCACAGATCGGCGGCCCTCTTCTTACTACTAATCTCATGCTACCGGGTATTTCTAGCAGCGGTTCAGGCGGACTTTTGGTAGGCCCCACTCCTGCGTACTCGGTGCATATCGGTCCGCTCAGCACCATGACAGCCTCATGGAACTTTGACACCACGACAGCGGCTAGCGCCTGCGCAAGCATTGGGTGCTCAACCGGAGGCGGAACGGTTACCACCTTCGCCGCGCCGTCCGGTTCGTGGCCTGCCTGGTTGGTGCCGACCGTGACGAACTCGACCACTGCGCCGTCACTTGCGGTTGCGGCATCGTCCATACCGAACAGCGCACTAGCGAATCCCTCGACTACGGTAAACGGGCAGACGTGCGCACTAGGAAGCACTTGCACAGTTTCCGGATCAATGGTGTATCCAGGAGCAGGAGTTCCGAATTCAACGGGCAGTGCATGGGGCACGAGTTACAGCACGTCTGGCGCGGGGACTGTTTTGGCGCTCACGGCTTCGCCGGCGCTTACCGGAACGCCCACAGCGCCGACAGCATCGCCTGGCACCAACAACACACAGGTCGCTACGACAGCGTTTGTCTCAGCACAATTCCCCGCCTTTTACGCTTGCTCTATTTCGGTAACAATACCGGCCGCCGGTACTGAAGTATGTGCCGGAAGCGCCACGGGGCAATCTACATCGGCTGTAATTACAACTTGGCAGGGATATTCGGCCACATATGCCCCGTTGATCATCAACGCATACATCTCCGCGCTAGGAGGCCCTTACGCTACCATTTACAATCCGACTGGAGCGGGGATCGTTGTAAATTCAACGCTTACTATTCAAGTCATTTATCAGTAAAGGTGGAAAAATGAAACTTCGAATTTGCGCATTTGCTCTACTTTTGATCGCAGCAACATCCCTAACCGCGCAGGTGCAGATCGGCAGCGGAGGCTCGGTGCAGATTGGCGCTAACACTACCATCAACGGCTGCGGCGCGGGTCCCGGGAATTGCACGATCACCGGCAACCTCAACGTCTCAGGCACCGTCGCGGCTGGCGCTATCGCCTCAACGACTCCGGTTCCGGTATCGAGTGGCGGAACCGGGGCGAACTCGCAAGCAGGGGCCTTTACGAACATCGTGAGTCCTGGGGGTGCTCTTAGCGGGCCACTTAGCGGGCCAAGTATAAATTCTACAGTTTACGTAGATGGTGTTGTGCATCCTAATATCGCATCTGCAATCGTGGCCCTCCCGGCATCTGGGGGAACCGTCATGACTCCCCCAAACTACACAGAGACGCTGACCACCTTGGCTATAGGCTCCCCTACCCAAGCAGTAACGCTACTCGCTAGTACTGGAACTACTATTACGGTTACTGGCAACTCAGGGGTTACGATTGCTAGCGGGTCTTCCATGATTTGTCTTGGTTCGGTCGGGAATGCGTCTTCCGCGGGAGGATGTAACTTGGTATCAGCTCAAGTTGGGTCTCCTGTTTCTCTACTCACAAATCTTTCACACAGTACAGGGCAAGAGTTTTTCCTTGTGCAAGGGTGGAACATAAACTGCAACGGTTATTCTCCTACCAACGGATGCGTAGATCTTGATAATCTGTATGTACCATCTGCTCTCCGCTACGATCTTATTTATGGGTTCGCCTCATCTGTCGGACTTCATATTCGCTCGGACGCATTCGCAGTTGGTGGCTTAAACCTTCTTTCTTTTGACAACGTATGGGTGAACGGATTAGGAAATACCGGAGCGCAGCCTGTAGTTATCGACTACACAGGTACGGGTCAAATAAGCGCGGTAAGCTGGTTCGGAGGGGCGATAGAGCACGCTGGATCGGGTAATAACGAACTGTACGTCAATGGGTCCGGAAACAGTGACAAGATGTACAATATCGCTTTTTTTGGGACTCAATTTGAGGGTTTTTCTGGTAATACTACTGGGGAGATTCTTGTTAAAGATGCCGCAAACGTCGCGTTTTATAATCCAAACTTTTCTTACCACACAGCTTCTGCAAACCAGCCTTGTATAGAACTGAGTCAAACCGTATCGGGTCAGTTGAGGGGAATCACCGTGGAGAATGCACGGTGTAGTGCCTCCGCAGGAAATCCGGCGGTTAAGAACGATGTAACAGGATACGCTACTACATCGGGGAACTACATAGAGCCAGCCTACTACTACACACAAGGACCTACAAATTCCGTAGAGCCTTTTACCATCGACGGCCCATTGAATGTCAATTTTGGGTCTGTTGGTACGCCCGTCCGACTAGCACTTTGGGGAGGATCACCGACAGCTAACTCAACCAGCACCCAATCTGCATTTTTTCAATTTACTCCAACATCGAGCATCACAATACTCAGCATAGATGTTGGCTTTAACGTGCAGGCTGTCGGGTGTACCGCTGTCACAGTCGGTGTTATTGATAATGGATCGTATACCGCGATTGGAACCATCTCGAACTCGGTTGCTTCTCAGGTTATCTCCACAACTCCGTATGTGGTTGCGGCTGGGCACACCATCAAACTTGCCATTAATTCTCCCGGCGCATCTTGCACAACTACATACCCAACCGTAAGCATGATGGGCCAGTACAAAATGACGGGGATGCAATAGACTCCGGAGCTAGATAACCGCTACGTTACCTGAACGCGAAGGACGCAAATGAAAGGAATCGCATGACGCCCGGACAGATGGCAGAGCAGCTCGCAACGCACACAGAGCAAATCAAAGAACTCATGCAGGGCGTCTCTAACTTTCGCACGGCCCAATAGGAAAGGCCCCATGTCCCAAGATTCAGAAATAGCCCGCCACGATGAGCGCCTGAGGATAGTAGAGAAGGGCGTGTCAAACTTTCGCGACTTTCAAGTGGAAGCACGTGAGTTCTTTTCCGAGTACAGAGCCGTACGGAAAGAACGCGAAGAGGCTGAGAAGAAGGCCATAAAACTCGCAGAAGAAGTCGAGCTAAAATGTCTTGCACGACGCAGAGAGACGCGCTCCAACCGCATTGCCATAGCCAGTATCCTGGCTCCGCTTGTCCTGGCCCTATCAGGTTGGCTAGGCGCAAAGGTGGCAAAGTCAGCGGATGATATGTACCAAATGCTGCAAGAATGGGAGTCAGTGCATAAGTCAGAAATTCCGGCTAAGGTTTCTAGCTCAGATGGCTCAGCCCATGCTTCTAACTCTCACCAGCAAGATGCCGGCGGATCCATGCCGCCATTGCACTAAGGAGACTTTCAATGTCGACAATACCACGTCCAGGGCACCCCATGCCACAGCCCATAATTCCTTGCATTGATGAAGAGCAGCCCGAGCTTCCTTTTGACACTGCTGAAGAGCCGGTAGAAGAAGAGGCCGAATGAACCTGTCAGAAAAAGGCCTCGCTCTTATCAAGGAGTTTGAAGGCTTTCGCAGCCATGTGTACAAGGATGGAATCGGACTGCCCACTATCGGCTACGGGCACAAGCTAATGCCTGGCGATACTTTTCCAAACGGAGTTACAGATGGGCAAGCAACTGTGCTTCTAGCCGACGACACCCAAGACGCTGTAGAGGGCGTGAACCACGCGCTTAAGGCGCCAGTGAAGCAGGGCGTGTTCGATGCTCTCGTGTCCTTGGCGTATAACAACGGCGTGCATCGTGTAGTCGCGTCGTCCTTGATGCAGCTGGTGAATGCAGGCAACTTCGACGCCGCATGCGCTCAGCTTTACTACACTGACTCGCAAGGTGCCCAACATGGCTGGATATTTGCTGGCGGAGTCATCGAGCCTGGCCTAGTCAAGCGCCGTCAGGCTGAGCAAGCTATTTGGAGGAGCGTATGAAAATAAACGAGCCTACTGTCCTGGTAATTGTTGGTGCCTTGCTGGTGCTTACAGTGCTAGGTGTAATCATCTTTCATCCACTGCCAGATACTGTGGCTATGTCTGCGCTTGCTATTGCCGGCACCATTGTTGCTGGGGGTATCGGGGCTTTGCAGCCAGTACGCGGCAGTAGCAAGCCTACGGATCAGCAATGAACTGGCCGTGGTCGAAGATTCCGCCACTAGGCGCTTCGAGGCTCACAGCCCCCGCACCCTGGCCACCACCACCACCACCACCTACTACAGCCGTAATTGTAGTAGAACAAGCAGTAAAACCCGCAGCGCCTGTCGTTGCCGTACAAGCCAAGGAGAATACCACAATGTCTATCTTCGCCTCGCTCGCTAATGCTGAGCACACTTTTGCCGCCTGGGTTGAAAAGGAACTTGCCGCCGCTGTCAAGGCCGAGCCTAAGATCGAGCAGACCGCTACTGCGATTCTCAAGTACGCCGGCGGTGCACTGACTATCGCGGCCACTATTGAAGGTGGAGCTGCGGCAGGGTCTGTCGTCTCTGCCGCCATCTCTGAAGCCCAGGCGGGCGTAATTGCCGCGGGTTCTTTGCTCTACGACTTTGGAGCCCATCCATCTGTCGCCAGCGTACTGACTAGTGCCACTACCAATCTGAGCGCTGTGCTTGCAGCTGGTCATGTCACTAATCCTGCCAGTGTAGCAGCTGTTACCAGGGCCCTCGCCAATACACAATTGCTGGCTACGGCTCTTGAGGCTGTGCCGACTGTGGCAGCCTAGATCTATGCGCTACATACTAGGGGCCCTCGCTTCGGCGGGGGTCCTTTTTGTATTGATAGCAAGTTGGGCTGTCTGGGAAGTAGGCCTAGCTAGTCATGACTTGCGACTGGAGTCTGGTAAGCTTACAGTGCAGGTTGCTACTGACAGCCAGGTGCTTACCGATAAGTTTGCAAGCGTAGCAGACCAACTGGTTGCAACTTTAGCGGCCATTAATGCGCCTTGCGTGCCCCATAAGGCGTGCGGAACACTGGCTGATGTCAATCGTACCTTGGCTACTGTACGAGGCACTGTAGGAGCTGTGGAGGTCGCTGCGAGACATGAAGACAAGAACCTTACAGCCTTAGATGCACAAGAGCTTGTACTGTTTAATGACGTGCACAATACAATGCAGTTGGCACAAGGCACTATTAGCAAGGTAGATACTACACTAGATACGGTAGCACCAATGCTAGATGCAAGCACAGCCATTCTCCACCATATAGACGACCGTGTGTCAGACCAACAAATAATACAGCTTGTAAGCCACCTGAACGGCATGAGCACTAGTGGCGATAAGATGCTTGCTGAGGGGCAGCAGAAAGAGCACGAGCTGCTGCATCCTGACAAAAAGAAGCTGACTAAGCTAGGCGTAGTAAGCGCTGTAGTATTGTGGATCCATAGTCACGTTACGCCATCGCTGTTCTAAAGTACAAAGCCCCGTTGCTCAAGCCTATAGCAGGCTTGAGCAACGGGGCTTATTTTATTTGCTATACAGCAGACATTTTTGTATGATGTTGGCTACTTCGTTGTGAGCTACGATAATTGCAAGAGCACCCAGCCTTACGTGCATTATCGTCCTTGGGCACTACTGGACGAATAAGTATTGGTGCCTGCACTAGGCCGCTGCTGTCAATACGCCAATAATATCCGGTGGCGTGTATCCAGGACCCTTGGGACTGACTGCGCCATACTTGCCACCTGATGTATTAGACGCAAATGTCTTAGTCATATTACTGCGATGCACCTCAGCAAAAAGCTCTTTCATTGGGAAGCCCCATGTCCTAGAGCCAGTGGCACAAATTTCAGCCGCTAAGTCAGTCAAAGCTGCCCCGCAGTATGCAGGTGTTAGAGTAATTGCTAAGTAAGTCCGTTGGAGCCGCGGTAGCATCAGCCGAGCAAAGCGCACAATGTCATTGCGCTCAAATTCTAGCGCCGGCTGGCCCTGCGGATCTTCAAAGGCATCAGGGCATGGCACGCCATATGAAACTGCTGTACCTACAACTACATAAAGCAAGTCTGCAAGTCCATCAGCAGCCTCCACGACATTGTTCTCATGCAGTGCCGCGTACGTCTCTGCGAACTCCTCTAGGATCAACCTAGTGCGAAGAACAGCCACTTCAGGGCCATTGTTGAAGCCGTTGATTACTGAACCGTTCAACTTATGGAATTCGGCCACCATCTGTTTACAGGTCATCTTTTTGGAATCTCCTTCATATCTTCACCGAGTTGCAAACCTACTGCATCCCATGTTTTGGGAACCGTCCTTCCGAACAGTTCTAGATAAGGCGGGTAAGACACTCGCTCAATCATCTCGCGCATTGCGGCCGGTTTGCGTGAGTGGGCTGTCATTCTTTCTGAGATTAAAGTCCGACCCTGCGCCATCTTACCATCGACGAATTTATACGGCAGACCTCCGCGAACTGCAAATACACAGTGCTCTGTGATACCTTGGAAATACTTGGCTATACCAGGCCGACCCTTATCCCATGTAATCATGGTTACCCACCTAAAACCCCAGGCTGCAATAATCTCTACGGCATCTGGTACAGTCTTGTTCACAGTCCACAGGTAAAGATGTGCATTTGGTGCAACCACACGTTTGACCTGATCGCCAAGTGTAACCAGCTCCTTCGTGCTTAGACCGCCATATGGAGTATCGCCAACTGCAGAAAATTCACGCCCGACATTGGCGCCTTGTGTAGGTGTATAGCGCTTAGTTCCACCTTTCATCCACTTCCAAGGTGGATCGGCATACAGTGTTTTGTATTGGCCAGTAGGCAGCTTCTGAAGAGCCGTTCTAACATCTTCCTTCAGATGTCTCATGCAGTACTCCAAGGCGTTCGTTCATCGTTTCGCCATACCCACACGAGGACGCCGGCCTTATTTAAAAGCTTCGGGCCTCTGTCATCATGGGCATACGCTTCTGCTGCTACCACCTCACGTACTCCGGCCGCAAGTAGCAACTTAGAACACGCAAAACAAGGCGTCAGGCCACAGTAGAGAGTCCACGGAGCTCTTCGACTGCCGAACGCCTGCATAAGAGCATTGGACTCCGCATGAAGGGCCTGGCACTCATCCCGCGTGCCTCCAATAGCCGGCGAACCAGGGCACGGTGTGTTAGAGCAGTGCGGCAGTCCTGATGCAGTTCCATTGTAACCAGTTGAGACTAGCCGTCCATCTTTGTCAATCAGAATGGCACCGACAGATCGTCGCGGGCAAGTGGCTCTCGACGCTACTAGGGGCAGCATCGAGAGCCAGTATTCATCGAGAGAGGGTCTACTCATGGGATGCCTTCAGTGCATGACGTAGGCAAATTGCAAACAGAATAGCCCATGCCATCAGTAGAATTAAAACCCTTGCTACTATCATTTTGCAGCCTTTCTTAGGCGGTCAGCCACAAGCTTAGAATACCCACAGATATCGTCCCAATGATCGATCACGGTTGGGTCACCTGCTAAGATCCGCGCTACTTTATGCTGGTTCATTTCTAGCGCCTCGGCCATGTCGTCATCAAGCGCCAGCCAAGACTCACGTAATTGGTCTTCACTATCAAAGCGCATAGCATGCTTAAGTGCCTGTGCAATGGCCGCATGTACAGCAAAGGTTCCATGGGTTGTTTGCCGAGCCTTCAGTATACTGTCAATTGTATCTGCTGTAGGTACGCTAGATTTTTTCGTTGCCATGTTTCTCCTTTGGGTTTTAATCTTTCTTGCCACGCATCAGATTTTCTTATTGGCAAATGTGACTTCTTCAAGGCCTTCGACTATAGTTACATCAGCATCAAACATCATATTAGGGTAAAGTTTTATAGCTTGCTCGAAGATCTTAAAAAACACAATTCTGATTTCTTCATCGTTGGCTGCTGATGTACGTTGCTCGATCATAAAGCGAAGCTGGCGGTGATTAACTGTAAAGCCAAGAACCGTGGCGATGCCGTCAGGAACTAACCTGCGCATTGCGGTCGTTAGTTTCTTCTTCATCTTGAATGGCTGATTGTCCACATCAAGAAGCTGGGCTAGCTCAATCTGGGCCTGCTCGAGGCTCTTAAATCGCGTACGATAGAAGTCAAACAATTCAGCACGTCGTGGATGGTCTTCTAGTACTTGTGGGAACCAGCTCTTAATGCCGTCAACCCGGATGTAGTGGCCACTGGCTTGGCTGAAACTAGTACCAGCGCGGGCCCGAACAATTTGGTGTGTAACAACACGACTAATATTGAACAGCATCCAAGAGTCACACGCATGCTCGAGCACTGAGCCGTGCCCTGACTCTACGATACTCTTTAAATAAGTGGAGTTACCTTCCCTAATACGTGTCACATTAGGATTGAGACCGACCTTGAAAGAATTGTAGCAAGTTCGCCCCATAACCTCTTGAAGCGCCTCAGCATGACTCGGGGCATCGCTGGTCCAAGTTGGCACACCTACAGCAGTAAGATAGTCGTGAAGCCCGCCAGGATCAAGTGTGGTCTGCGCAACATGGAATACCTGTGGTTGAATAAACTCCATAAGCTCCTTCGTATTGTTTGGTTTTAGAGGCGTAGAAATGACCCACGATGGTCTGTGGGTCATCTTAAAACAAATTGTGTAGTTGCTTACTCTGCAGCTGCCAACTTCTCGACGATCGGGGCGTCCCCGGACTGCCAGGTGCTCAAATAAAAGCTTATGTTTTTTGGCCCGATGTTCGGCAGAGCATCGATCAAAGCGCCACGCGTCACGCCGGCAGCTTTTGCGCCCACTGCACTGAGGTCAATGAAAGCCTGCACAAGCTCAGCCTTCTGGCCCTTGAACGCACTCCAGGTGGCCTTTGAGTCGTTCTTCAGGCGGAACAAAGAGCTCTTACGAGCGGAGGGCTCAGCGGTTTCCTTCGCGGCCTTCTTGGCCTTGGAAGGCTTTGCAGTTGCTTCAGTCTCGACAACAACAGGCTTCTTGGCGACGATGGGCTTCTTGGACGCCTTTTCAGGTGCGGCAAACTTCTTGGTCTTGGCGGTTTCAACAACATCGGTGGACTTCTTGGCGGAAGACTTCTTGGCAAAGGTCATGGCTGCTAGCTCCTTACAGTGCAAGACTGCGTTTAAGTGGCGTTCTGCCACGGGGGTGATTATCACGCCGGGAATAGCCGGCTTCAATAATTGGCGAACGGACTCAAGAATGTCCACATCCTCTATCCGCTTGAACTTTAAGAGTGTCTCGATTGGCACAACGCCACAAGCAACTCTATTACCATTATTATACACACAAATGGCGCCCTGCGAGTTACTTTTTTCGAGCTTTAGCAGCACCAGACCAGTCATCGTGTGCTCCATAAGCCAGATGTCCTCTGCACGGTAGGCCGTAGAACCCGCTAGGGGAGCACCTGCACGCTCTTCTGACCCGTCATCGATGACTGCAAGGTCGGCCTGGTAGTCCTCCTTTTCAGTAGATTTCTTGGGTTTCGCGACCTGCTCCGCTGGCCTCTCAGGACACATAGCAGCAATCTGAGCTTCCTGGTAAATTGCCAGCTTATCGGCAGCGTCCTTCTCGGCCTGGGCTTTCTTGCCCAAGTGCTTTGTTGGCGGCGGCAAAATAGTTCCAGGGACCATACGCTCAAAAACTGTACGGCGTAATTCTTTCTCAATGAGAGCTTTCTCAGCCTTGTCGTGCTCACGATCAGCCTTGCGCGATGCCGCAAGAACCTTGGTGCAGGCCGCTGCAAACCATGTACGCTGCGCAGCAATCGAAGCCGGCGGCACATCAAGCAGCCCATATAGTGTCTTAACAACTGCATTGATGCCACTCTGCTCGACCAGAACCTTGTCAGTTTTGAGAGCACTTTTAAGGATCCGCAGACGTACAGGGTAATTATCGTCACCACGCAGTTCATGCGCTGCATATGTGCCCTTGGTAGCCACTCGCAGCTGCTCAATAGCACGAATCACATGGGGCAAAGGCGGGGGCGCCTCTGCTTTTGGTGCACGGCGCTCAAGGGCAACTTTCAGTGTTTCAGCGTCCTTGCCACCGCATCTACTGCCTCCATCTGCAGCTACAAGTGTCCAAGTAGTATCACCATCAGTCTTCACAGTCAGCAGAACAGCTCGACCATTTGCGTCACCATAACCATACGCGGCCACTTTGTCGACAGTGTCACTGCGCTGCAGGGCAAAACCAGAGGCAAGAATAGCAGCCACACAGGCGTCGGCTGCTGTAGGCATGGCCTTCGCCACTGGCGCTGTCAAAGCAGCACCCTTGGGCGCGGCCGACGTCTTTTCGCTGGTCTTCTTGGCGGCCTTAGACGGTGATTTTTTAGCCGACATTGGGGAGACTGTAGCCTTCTTAGCCGGTACAGTCTTGGGAGCGGTCTTCTTGGCCGGCACAGGTTTCTTCACTGGAACCGCTGTGGCCTTCTTCACTGGAGCTGCTTTGACAGCCTTGGAGGCGGCCTTCGTCTTGCCTTTGAGAGGCGCTGTCGTCGTGGCCTTTGCTTTGGTCATGTGAGTGGCGGTCCTTTCTGAGCCGCTACAATCAATTGCACTACGTAATTGCTAAATTCCAGCGGCATCATACAACATGCGCATAGCAACTGTAGCATCATCAGTCGCTACTGCGCCGCCACAAATTAGTACGTACTCGCCATAAATAGCTCGCACATGAGCCAAAATCCAAGGCCTATACGTAAGAAAATCTTCAACATCAGCCCAGGTAAAAATCATTGTCTGTGCTCCTCTGCATTGAAATAACCATACTGCAGTTTCTAGAGTTTGCAACGACAAAATTCAGACTATTTTGAGGTGTACTCTGGATGAGCTGCGTGGAAGCGTACCGCAAGATCTTTAGCCTCCTTCAGGGTGGCTGCGCGTGCCTTCAGTGTGCGCCATGTAAATGCGCCATACTTAGCCTTACCTTCAGCAGTCTGACCGACAGTCCAGTCAGCCACGCACACAGTAATGACCGAGCCGCCTTCTGCGGCCTGCTTTGAGTAGTCATTGTCAGCATAGAGCGACACAGCAGCACAACCATTGATGGTGCCAGTGGGCCATCCACGGCGCTGAAATGAACGATACTTTCCGGTAGGCGCTTCGGCCACTTTCCACTCGATTTTGGCAATCATTGTCTGTGCTCCTCTGCACTGAAATAATCATACTGCAGATTCTGCGCTTTATAGCAGTTTTATTTTTTCTGCGATGGCATCCATAAAGGTTGCTTGGCAGCTAAAATTGCGCACATCAAGCCCGTGGTAGTCGCCAAGAGCATTGACAAAACCGGTCCAGCCCATGCGCTTCAAACTCAAACCAGCAAAGCCAGTAATTCCAAGATGCTTGCACAGCTTTTCACGATTGGGCGTATTACGCGGGCCGTAGAAAGTGGTGTGAAACTCGCATTCAGTCATTGTCTGTGCTCCTGAAATCATACTACAGAAACTAGAGTTTGCAACGACAAAATTCAGACTATTTCAGGCGTTGCACAATGGTGTACCCACCATATTGCCCACGACTATGGACTTCGAAATACTCAGGCGCAAGGTAGCCACTGTCTGGCCCAAACCTGACATACTCGCCGGCTAACTCATGCGCCTCGTTCAAGGTGTCCACAGCGCCCACGATCTGAAAACCAGATTTACTGATCGCAATCAAGATTCCGTAGTTCATTTGTCACGCTCCTGAACAAAGTTCTCAGCGGCAAATTCTCTCCACCATGCAAATACATGCGGGAATACTGCCAAGGGAATCGTCTGAATTACGAGAGCGCACAGCCAGAAGAGCTGGTGTCCAGTCATGTAAATTTCCTCACTTCAATAATTATACAGTGGAAATACTACATTTTTAAAGTTTATTTTAGGCGCCGGCAAACTTGATAGCCGGCGCGCTTTACTTGCTGCCTAAGCAGTCAACTTGGCATATTGGTGATTCACAGCCCAATTGAGGTAGCCCATAGTCGACTTGTCACTTGTCACAGCACGAACCGACTTTACATATTCTTTCATGGTCCTGCATTGACGCAGGATTTCGAAAGCTACCCAAGACTTAGTGTGCGCTCTGTGTGGATTGGTCTGAGTCAGAAGACGCACATTACGAGTATCACAAACAGACACACGATGAGCCTGCATATCGTCTGCACGACGGTTGAGCAATATTTGTGGCGGGTTATTTGCACGCCTACTGAACGAAGCCTTTGTAGCTGGTAGTACCTTGATGCGCATGTACGGCGGAAGTACTGACTTCGATCCGATCTTCGCAAGAATATTTGGCATTGAGTGGCGGCTCCTTAGACCGCTAGTTACATTGTCTACCGGAGTGGTCTTTCAAGTGCGTTCACTTTTGCTCACTGACGTCGTATTTATTGGGCCGTACGCAAAGCACATACGGCCCAATAAGCACTCACATGAGTCGTGCGTACCCACGATTAACGGCCCAGTTGAGGTAGCCCATAATTACTTTGTCGCCTGCAGTCTTGTGCACAGTACGCACATAGTCGCGTGCAGTACGACAATGCTTCAGAATCTCAAATGCTGCCCAAGCTTTTGTCTTCGGTTTGTGAGGGTTTTTGCGCACCAGAAGTTTTACTTGACGCGAATCATTGGGGGAAATGCGTCGGTTCTTTTGCGCTGGAGTGTGAACGCCGTGCAACGTACTTATCGCGTCCAGGATGCGAGCAAAGTCTTTCCGAAGCCGCTCTACAGGATCCAGGTTTTTCATAGTCAGCAGTCCTTTCAAACTACTGAGCATATTATAACACACAAATGTGGTCCATCCACGGAGTGAATGGACCATAATACACTAAATTACAAGTGCTACTCGGCACCCAGGGCGGCGCTGATCTTGCCGAAGAGCGCGATCACAGTAGCAGTCTGCTTGGGCAGTGTTCCGAGAGCCTTGACTGTGTTCTGTGCCTCTGCGCCACTGATTGTCAGTGTAACTTTCTTCGCATTTTCAGGCACTTCTACAGCCGTGAACTTCGCCGTGAGTACTTCGACAGTCTTGCTTTGCTTGGGTGCGCCCTGCAAAGCAGTGACGAGATTGGCGAGCTGCTTCGGACTGAGGACGATATTGATTTTAGCCATGGTAGTTTAAGTCTCCTTGCTACGGTTAGGGTTTAGGTTGCTGGATCGCCATATTAATGCATCCATGAAAGTACTAAACTTGGTGGGCCGTGCAGGACTTGAACCTGCAGCCTAACGATTATGAGTCGTGTGCTACTGACCAATTGAGCTAACGGCCCGTTGCTCTTCTTGCGCCAATAAGGTGTGCAAAGCCGGTAATGGCGCATTCAGCTTCGAGAGAAAGTCCTCTAACTGAGCAATCTCTCTGCGAACCTGCTGAGAAGCTAGACTAGAAGAATCAACATTCTCCATTGCAACAAGCCGTCGTTCATGAACAGCCATAGCTACTGCAAGTGCAAGCATTGGTACTACAGCGTCTTCAACTTCAAAGGTTCGCATACAATTAGCTCCTAAGATCATTATAGCGCGTAGAACAAGCCTCACAGCGCGCCAGCAGAGCAGTAAGTGAGCTTACCTGGTCAACATGGCCACTAGGAGCTCCATGTGGGACGTCCTGGAGCTTCGAAGCATGCTTGTAGCCACGCAATTGCATCTCGGCAACTAAAGCAGCATGGCGCTTAAGCGCGTTTTGAGGCTCGAGAATACCTTGGTTTAAGAAGCCGGCTATGGAGCGCTTTCGCTGCAGGCTACCGACAAGCATATGTATTTCAACGTGCTCACCTAGCAGGTGCTTACGACACAGGATCTTTGGGTCAATCATCCACATTCGCATAGATTAATTATACTGCAGTTAGGCACCTGTATTTCGTGCCTTTCTACAAACTTCGCCATAGCCGCTTAGCACTGAGCTTGGGACAGTTAGCACTCTGCCACAGCAGCAGCACCGGCCCTCGTGCCAAAACTCTACTAAGGCGCCAAGTACGTCAGCGCGCTCTGATCGCATTCGCTCTAAGAACCAAACCCAAGACTTATAGCTCTGTGCAAGGTCACTTACTTTGCTTGCACTAGTACGATTGAACTGCCCATTGCGTCTTGTTACTCCCATATAGGCATAGTCTGCAGTATTGTCTGGACCACGTAGTAAGTTGACAAAGTACACCGGATCTTCAGGATGCAGTACCAAGTCGGCTTTCTTGACCTGCACCTTGTACGTGTAGCGCTGGCCAGTCTTCAAACTGAGCAAAGTAAAGCGCGCATTGCCAGCATAGATGAACTCATGAATAGTCTGCCAGGTATCGAGCTTGCCCCGCCGTTTGTCTTTAGGGAGCTTCACAGTGGTGGCAGTCAGTACTTCTATCTTGGCAAGTGATTCTCTGCCCCGCCGATTGAGCGCTTGGAATGCCTCTGCTGCTCCGCCCATGAAAGGCGCTGTAGGCTGGTGGAGCGCAGGACATGGCCCCGCCAGACGACTGAGCATATCCGCTTCTTCTTTGCCTACACCAAACAGGTGACCGAACAGGCGTAGATCAGTCGTCATGGCTGCTCCTTACGCGGCAGTAAGTTTGACTTCTTGCACCCTATGTGCCCTTGCTCAACCTTTGTAGTGGGCTGTGGTGCACGTGCATTCATGGCAAACCATGCTGCATACTCAGCCATTAAACGCAAATTCCGCCGCATTCTGCTAAGCTGCTCTTCACTAAGCTCAGTCATCGCCCAGCCCGTCTTTCTTGTGCGCCTTCACTACTTCCAGCTCTACACCAAAGGCTCTACGTAACCGATCACCCGTGGCGTACAAGTTGACGATATCCAGCATGTGCAGAGCTTTGAACAATGCTTTCATCTGCTTCTTGGTAAGATCTTCAGGCTTCATGATACTCTCCTGTGTTCACGTCGTAGATATAACCTAGCTCAAGAAGAAGCCGGTGAATACGGTCCTCACTGCGTGCTTCTACTGAACAAGCTGCAATGAGACTAGCTGACCCAAAGCGATAAGGAAATGAAGCTTTCTTTGGCTCCTGTGCTGCTAATGGACCAGCTAGTATGCGTTGTTCTAGCATTGAAAGTCTGCAGTCGCCCAGTACTTATGCGCGCAAACACTGTGCTCGACAGACAGTGAAGTACTTTGCAGTTCAGACTCGTTAATACCCTTGAGCCGCCCAGTGGGACTCTTAGTACTCATCGAAAGTCCTCCCCAGTACGCTAGCCATTCTAGTCCAGCCACGGGCCGCAAACCACTTCTCCCAAGCATCAGTCGTCGGTAGGTCTGGAACCCAAGTAAGCTGCTGTGCCTTCAAATTACGCGCATTATGTAGCGCTCGCGTCCTACGTCTTGAGGAGCGCTGTCGCTTCTGGTCTGGGTGCCGGCAGTCTACTGAAAAGAAGATAGGGTTGAGAAGCTGACGCATATTCAGTGCTCTTGTGTTGTGAAATGGCGACGGCTCGTAGATCTTGATGATCTTCATTTCAAGCCGCCTTTCCCGCGCATGACGTAAACAGCAACACAGATCTGGCGTACCAAAGCCAGGGCCACAAAGACATAAACACAGATTTGAATCATCGTCCGCCTCTGAGAAAATCACGAGCATGAAAGATAGAGTACGTGAACTCTCGCACAGAAGTCAGAAGCATACGCTCCACTCTGTTGTCTGCGCAGCGGGGTACTTCGCAGTACTTACGGCCTACAGACTCAACTGTGCCAACCCATGTCTGGCCGCCCAAGTCCGTGTACTCACACGTACTACCCTTCTGCAAGTCAGTCACCGGCCACCTCCAGGCCGCTGCAAATAAAGCATAGCAGCCATGCCCACTACTGCTCCAAGTAAGACATCAATAAGGTGGGTCATAGCCTCGCCTCTGCCATCTTTGCAGCCGCCGCGAATGCTTCTTTCCATGTGGCGCCGTTGCCGTACAGAGCCTCACCTACACCGATGTAGTACCGCCCTATTTCATCAATGTAGGTATGCAGTGGCTTAGCGTCTAAAAGGCCCGGTAGCAGTGATAACCGATCAAAGGCATAAGCTTTCGGTCCGTACAGCTCCTTGGCCTTGGCATCAGCTTCTGCAAGCGTCATTGGGAGGGCGACATTGCGGTCGCCCTCCGGTATGCTTAGGTACTCTGTGGCTTTGTTGGTCATGCTTGCACCAGCTGTACTGCAATGATGTCGCCTGATACACGAAAGCCTTCTGCGTAGCCGTTTAAGGCGTACACCTTGCGATTTAGTACTGACCAGGTATGTGGGTTATCTTGCAAATCGCCTTTGATAGCGCCCTCCTCATTGACAAAAGCGCGGACGTAAGGCTTCACGCAGACAATGGATTCAATATACCCACCAACAAACTTCTGAAGCTCATCGAGTGAAAACTTTTTTCCATCTGCTGGAGTGACTATCTTGGCAGGTGAACCGTCAGCTGGAAACAAAGTACCTTGTTCAATTCTCTTCATTTTCTAGCGCCCCTTTCCAGTGCGCTGAAATGATTATACCGCTTTTCTAGGCTTTGGCGCATTTATTTTCAGGCCTTTTTCCTCTGCATATTGCTTCATTGCATCGAGAAAAGCCTTCTGGCCGTCACCCTTCTTTCTGAGATTGCGTAGTTTAGCTACGTCTACTGTATTCCGGACCACGAAATGGTGCCGGATACAGAAGTCAGCCTTATTGCCTTGACGCCAGACTCTCTGAAACATCTGAAAGTAGGTATCATAGTTGTCTGGCAGGTCAAATATGGCAATGTGTCGCCCATTACACTTTTGCATATTCAGGCCATGGCCGGCCGCAGCTGGATGAATCATCAGCAATGGAAGCAATCCTTTGTTCCATCGCGTGATATAGTCTGACAGCTGTGTTCGCGTAGTAGCTCCATTGATACAAGGTGTGTCCTTGCCAGCCGCCACACGAATAGCTGTTACATCATGATGGTACCCAATAGAGCAAAGAAGTGGTTCGCCTTGAAGCTCGCCCACAAGCTCCATTAAAGCTTCTACCTTTGCTGTGTGTACAACCTGAACTGGACGTCTAGACGACTTCCAAGACTCAATGTCGTCCGGATCAGTAGGGTCTAAGTACACTGAGCCGTTAGCTATCTGTGCACAGCGACTTCGCGCGGCTGTACTGTTCACCATAGGAGCAGTGAACAAAGTGCTCATAAGCCCCGACTCTACTTGTTCATAAAGCTCACGTGCTTTAGGCGGCAGCTCAATAAAGTGGGTCTGATCAGTCAGCTTCGGCAACTTGAGATAGTCTTCCGCGTCCATTCGCAGAACAAGCGGCGCAATCTTTTTGTTGATCGTCTCATCTGCGCCCGGCAGCAGCGACCACTCGCGCATTTGAAATCCTGTTGGAAAGAAGTACTGATTGCGATAGTGCGTGATGTAGTTGCCCAAAGAGGCACCTTGATCGAGCAAGTAGACTTGCGCCCATAGGTCTTCATAGTTCTTAGGCCGCGGCGATCCAGTCAAAATAACTCGGCGCTTGAACTGGCCAAGCACAGACCGCAGTCTTCTGAAGCGGACTGAAGTGCCAGACTTAAACAGGCTTGACTCATCGATAACAAGCATGTCGGCGCCTAGAAGCTTCGCCCGCTTTTTGTCTTTGAACAGCCAATTTAGCCCTTCTGGGTTGATAATCACAACCTGATGCTCTAGCTGTAAGCTGCGCAGGACTTTGTCCTTGGCAAGCCCGTGCAATAGCGCCACACCAAAAGCATTGAAGTCTTTCCAATCAGCAACCTCTACTGGCCACACCTCGTAGGCAGGTCGCAATGGTGCTATAACCAAGACACGCTTAACTAGTTTCTTAGCGAGTAGAATCTTTACTGCAGCCAATGTTACAGACGTTTTCCCAAGTCCGGGCTGAAGTAACAGGCCATACTGGCCGTTCTCAAGCAAGGCCTTTAGAGCGCGCTCTTGGTATGGCCACGGTGTCCAAGCCTTTGCCGTCCGTTTGCTTTCTTCCATTTTTAGTGCTACTGACTTTGGAACTAAATCCATTGACTATCTCCAAGAAGCCTTCCCATGTATCGCACCAACGAGCGTAGTAGCCGAGCTCACGAAGCTTGTCAAGGTACCAGTGCTGAAGACCCTCAGGCACCTCGCCCTTCCGTTTAAACTCAATGACAATTGGACGGCCACCCGGCACAAAGAAGACTCTGTCCGGGACGCCGTCACACTCCGTCATCTTAGCTACTACACAGCCTTTCAAGCGGGCCCACTTGCAAGCTCTAGCTTCTAGGACAGTTTCGCGCCTCGCCAAAGAACCACCTACTCCACTCTCTGTTGACTGCCTGCGCAATTTGTTTAGGCCGACTCAGCACTGCCTCACGTAGCTCTATGTACATATAGTGGCCTGTGGTGTCTCTAAAGCAGCATCGCACATGCCCAGGTTTAAGCGTCTTGACACTGACATCATACTGGGGCCCATGCTCAAAGCAAACTTCCTCGAGTAGAACCCGGACCTTGTTGCGCAACTCTACATCACGGTCGGTCTCTTTTACAATCTTAAGCTTTCTTGCCATTGATCACCTCTTGCAGTTCTTCTTGTGTAATCTTCAATGCTGCACAGACCATAGTTACAGTCTCAATTGGCAGCTGGAGCTCTAGGCAGACACCTAAAGCTCCTCGTACATGACAGCTGCGTAACTCTTTTTCAGTTACAGGCTTAACGTCCATCTTGGCACGGGCCTCCAAGGCCGTTCTTGGCATTGAACTTGCACCAGCGGCATGCAGATCCAGGCTTAACCAGAAAGCGTGTATCCTCCATCATCGGCTTGATACGCGCCGCCCATTCACGCTTCAATGCCGGCAGGTGCTTCATGGCGTAAGACTCGGTAGCTGTGGAGTCAGGCCAATCGACGTAGACATGCTGCGCAGTCAGTGTTGTATCTTTACTGCCACCTGCTAGTGCACCTAGCTGGACTAGCTGCAAACCACCAAGTGCATAGAGACTACGTTGCTGTCTATGCTCATCATGCGGACGGCCAGTCTTCCAATCAACGATCTCTACGGCGGGCGGCGCAAGTGTATCAGCACACACATCGGTCTTAACACGCAGCCATGCCTGTGGCGAGAACCATGCGACTGGATTGTACAGCTTATCAAATGCCCACTCCTGCTCTACGCGCGCCTTTGCTTTGCGCAGACGAGTGAGCAATGGTTTGAGTTTCGTCAACTCAGGCTCAAGTGCTCCAGGCGCCCGTCCAGGCGCGCTGATATACTGCTCGGCAGAACCGTGGACTCTGTTGCCTTTGACAAAGTGTGGATTCTCTGGTTCTACTACTCGAACCTTCTGTATCTTTTCAAGGCACACAGAATACGGGCATCCAAGATATTGCGTGTAAGTACTGTAGCTCCAGCTCTTGAGCTGTGCGTAGGTCTTTCTGATTCCTGATGTGATCGCCAACTATGTCTCCTTATTGATCTTGGTACGGTGTCCTCTAGCATAGACGTGGTAAAGCTGGCCGTCTTGCTGGTCGGTATAGTTAAACTCAATAGTTACTTGGTCTGCACTGTCGAAGCCAATTGATACAGCAGTGCCATTCTTCATAGCTCCATCAACATTACCAAAGCGGTATCTTGGTGGCTTGTCGGTCATCCAATTGCCTCCTGTATCTCCTTACTAAGATTCTTTACGCGCCACGGATGGCCGTAGCCGGACTGATTAAGCTTGTGTCGTTCATACTGCCTAGCCTTTGCCGCAATCATAGCTGGCGACCACGATTTGCCTGTCATAGCCTTGGAAAGCCACTTACGCTGTTCCTCAGTTCTTCTCTGGTCAGTTGTCTTAGCCGTGCGTTTCGCAATAGTCTCTGCCGATTGTTTTTTTACCAGTAGTTGCCCGGCGTATTAGTTCACGAGTTGCTTCTGTAACTACTTTGCCTCGATTTCCATCGCCAATCTTTTTACGGGCTTCCATAGAATGTGGCCCATTAGACTGACCTGTTCTAAAAGCACTTATCTTCGCCCGAGTTTCAGAGCTTCTCACAATACCAGTAAGTGATACCCTAATCTTTACACTGCGTTCAGCAAACTTTACCGAGATAGCTGATTTACGCACTATGTTAAATACAGTTGACCAATGCTTACCAATCTCTAAAGTCTCATGCGCTCCTGCCTCGGTGTAGTCAGTGTAAGCTTCAGAGTGCACCATAGTTAGTTGCATATGGTAACGCCGCTGAGCAGCCTTTCTGCGCGCTTCTGGGTTATCCCCACATCCCACATACACTATTTGATTATCAAGCATTGGTGCGCGTAACCAGTATACGTACAAAGGTTTCATCAATCTACCCACTTAACTAGTGCGCCCCAGTTAGGCCCAGTAGCTCCCTCTGACAGTAATGGCACATCGCATTGAACACTATTCAGCATACAGTCGTTCAGTACTGCCATCTCCTCTTTCTGCGCTTTTGCAGGGCAAGATGCGTCGACCTCATCATACACAGATGTTGTAAGTCTGCCACGCCGCTTAGGATGTGCATTGTACTTTACAAGTGTACGCTTCATAACGTCAGCTCCACTTGACTGTGCATAGTAATTTAGAGCGCGAAACTCATAGTGCATATCGCGCCCAAACTTTGCATTATATGTAGGCGGTTCACAGTAGTATATGCGGCCCCCGATTGTTCTAATAGGCTGACCCGCTTTAAAGAGAGCCTTCATAGCATCATCAAGTGCTTTCAGTGTTGGCAGTGCATCATTAATTGCACGTTGAATAATTTTAGCAACTGCCCGCTCATTATCAGCTAGCCTTAGCGCTATCATCAGGCCACTAACGCCCATGCCGTAAATCCTGCCAAATACTACAGTCTTTGCAGTGTCGCGATCAAAGCTATCTCGCAATCCTGCATTTATGAGTGCTCGCTCAATTTCCACTCGTGCTATCTCATGGATATCATGCTTTGGATTATCCAGAAAGGCCTGCATCATAGGCCCATCCTCAGCGTGTGCTACTAGTCTAATCTCCTGGCTAGAAAAGTCACGCTTAATCCAAGTCTGACCTTTATCTGGCAAACAGTAAGTGCGCATCTTAGGCAGTTCCATTGCCTTCAAAAAACTTGGGTGCGAATAGCCTGCTGATATATCCTTTGAGAACGACTTACTAACATTTAAGAAATTAGGTCTTGTGCAAATAATCCTGCCTGAGCGTGCTCCGTTAGTATCATCAGCTCCACCTTTGGGACTACGAACCTGCATCCATTGTGGATGCAGATAGTTATTACTGTCGGCCAGCTCTAGCCAAGCTTCGGCAAACATACTAACGCAAGTACTCATTTTACTGCGGTAAGACATTACTTGCCACACACGTTTGTCAATGAACTTATCAACAGTAAGTGACTTCTTACTGACAGATAACTGGCCTTTAGGCGTCCTTGATAATTCGCTAACTACGCCTTTACTTAGCAGAGCATCAGCTAGTTGACGGTCGCTATTGAAGTTTATATCGCCTAGCCGCTTGCGCAGCCAAACATCGGCCTTCTCAATACCAGCCTTCATAACTGGCAGATCACGCCCAAGGCCTTCAACATCCACTCGCATACCTATGCGCGCATTCTCTAGCAGCACAGGCATCAGTTGGCGCTCTACATCATATGCCTCAGACATACCTGCATCGATTACACGTGGATAAAGATAATTGAACAATGCCAGAGTGCGCGTCAGATCGCCTTTATGATAAGGCTTAACAATCTGGTAAGGACATTGACTAATGTATGCACCAGCTGTGCTCGGCTTTTTCTTTGCCTCTGATACATTTTCAATAATCCACGCGTACATAGAATCTTGTTCTTCAGGTGGTATACCTAACAGCAATTCACACAAAGGCTTTAAAGCTAAAGTAGGCGAGTGTGGATTGTTGAGGAACGCCAAATACATAGTCTCATCGTAGCGCTCCCAGGGCAATAGCGGAATTTCCCAGTGAGTCTCGGCGACATCCTGGTCAAATGAACCATTTTGGAAGAGCATACGATATCGGCTATCGCGTGCTTTCTTATACTCTCCCCGTGCCTCCTTCTCTGTGCAGTTATTGCCAGCAGCCTTCGAGCCATCTCCATGGCCCCAAGCCATTAGCCTGTACTCGCGCTGATCTGGCCACTTTAGTGCTAGGCTAACCGGTTTTGGCGGATACTTAGGCCGTGCCTCTATCCCATGTGTTTCAAAATCTGCAACAATAACTGGAGGTACTTTCGTCGCCATGCATTGCCCTCTTAAAATAAACTTAGGGCGTGCCTATTTCAAAGCACGCCCTGTAACTACTACCGCTTCACTGCAAACTTCGACGACTTTGCGACTGTCGTCTTCACACCCTTGATTGCGGGCTTAACAGCCTTTGCAGGCTTAGCAGGCCGCTCAGGCAGCGCTGTGTACGGCTGCTGCAGAACTTCCTGCACCTTATCGCCTGCCCGCTTCTCAAGTGCCTCAAGAGTATCGCCGTCGTCAATCAGTTCTACCATCCTGAACTCGAGACGAATCTGTGTCTTAGGATCGGGGTGTGAGCTGATCTCTGTCACTACGCCCCACGGTGGACGACCATGCTCATCAGCAACTGCGCGCACATATCCAGCCCAAGCCTTCAGGTTGGTAGGACTGATACGCGCAACAGCAAGCTCTACTGTACTAATAGCTGCTGCATCCTCACAGTCTTTTGATGTGAGCAGACCCAAAAGGCGCGTGTTAGCACAGGCTTTGCCTTTGCCAGTAGCTGCGCTACCAAACTGGTTCTGCTCACACTCTGCACAATTGCCGGCTTGCTTCTGTGGAGCATCTTCGTGCGGAGCCATATCCTCCGTTAGCACATTGAACGCATAGCACACAGGTGTCTCAGGTGCATCTGGGTCATACGCACCCTCGTACAGAGCATTAGCTGCGCATGATCCAATTACCACACACTCGAGCTTTCCACCGGGCAAAGACCCGCCTGCCACTGTCATGACACCTGGTCCAAACTTTACGCGCTGACCGAATCCACCTACGCCCTTTTCCTGCTCCTTTGCTGCTTGTGCATGCTTTGCGAATCGCTCGCTCCATGGCACGATGGTGGTGGTAGTCGTCTTGCTTGCTGTTTTCTTAGCTACTGCCATTTGCTGTTTCTCCTTAGCGGTTTGTTCTACTAGTCAGTATTGTCGCACTTTATCAAATGTGCGGTGTATCGTTTTTCAGAGGCCCTAAAACTTTTTCGAGCTCATCGCGCACACGGCGTGGTAAGTCTGCCTTTCGCAATAGTACTACTGCATCCTGCAGCTGACGGATACGTGCCTGCTCAACAGTCTCACCACGGTCTACTTTCTCTGTATACCGAGCAGGCCAATTGGCAAACACACGCCTATTGAACGCAGCAGCTGCGCCTCGTAGTTCCTTGGGTACATACATCAATGGTATTACCTGTCCGGCCATCCCATAGTAAGCATGTCTTCGCAGATCGTCATCTACCATACAGGTTAATGCATTGTAAGTTAAATGGAGATCACGTGCAGCTACATTACGCACAGCTGCCATATAGGCGTAGTTATACTGTGCCAACCAACGTGCGGCCTGGTAGCACTTACGCTCCTCCTCTAGCTCTCCTAGCAGCTTAGACTTGTCGACTGCAAGCATAGAAATGACAAACAAAAGGCCTACTATCACGCCGAGACAACCTGCCACATAGTAGCCTATCACTTACCTCCTAACTTTGTGCAGCTGACTTTTTTTGCTTTAAATGCACTAACGCCAGGAATCTGTTTCTTTTGCTCCCAGCGTTCACTTACGGCCGCCTTGTTGACTGCACGATTGAGCAGCTCAAATGCGCTGTTCTTTTTGATATATGCATAGAACTTTGGCCAGTCGGACACAACAGGCACAGTACTGTCTGTAACCTGCACACGACTCAGATGCCCCTGCACACCACTTGACTCGCCCACTTTAAGTGTCTCAATAAAGTAGTCTTCAAGAGCTTTAATCGCAGGCACAAAGATATCCTCAAATGGATCATTAAGCAACTTAGGCAGCTTTGCCGCTGCGCGTAATGCGTACAAAGTATCTGACACGGCACCAATTGGAATCTTTGAAGGATCCAAGTTCTTCAAAGCCTTTTCTAGCCGTTTAACTGCAGGCGCTAGAGCCTTAGCAGCAGCCTGATACTCTGCAAGCATATCAACACTAGGCCCAGATTTAGTTGGAGGCACTGTCAGCCTCTCTGTAGTGAGCTGTCACGCATCCGTCTGTGGCCACTGTATTCTGTACTTGCTCCATGTCGATCTGCCGTGTGACTAGCATGCGATCATAAGTATCTAGCCAGCGTATAAGCCCCGCCACCAGCATCTGAGACCCATCAATCGACGTTGCGATTGTACCTACATCATCTATAGTGATGTGAATACTTGCCGCGATCTTAGGCATTGGATACCACCCTTCTCATTGCGTAAGCGCGCTGTGTCGCCTGTACTGACCTGCCCAGTACCTTGATGACCTTGCAAGCTGCAACGTCCACAGCTTCCATAGCTGACTGTGGCGTGAACCATGTGCCCTTGACTCGCTCTTCATCAACATACACGCGCCATTTTGCTTCGACAGTATATCGAACCGACAAGGACTTCGCTTGCCACACAGCTACGTACTCTGTAGCTCCGACCATCTTCCATCGAATGATCATAGTTCACCTCTTCTTAGTACAAGTAGCGCTCACACATCGTTCGTGGGCGCAATCTCTGCAGACTTTACACCCACAAACAAGGTGCCCACAACTGCGGCATACTACAGCAGTTTCTAAGACTTTTCTACACTTGCAGCACTTCTTGGTGGCCATTCTGTCACAACTCCAATGTGATTGTTAGGACTAATGCTCTCCCATATCTGGTGCTGCCTAGGTACAAAAGTCGGAAGATTACTAGTGAGACAAGCTTTTACAGTTTCGTTCAGGCTGCGAATTAGTGGCAGATCATCGCCATAAGGAACTTCCACTTCAATGCTGATACGCAGAACTTTCATAGACAGCCTTTCACGCCACACTTAGAATCATCACAGCCATACTTTCGGTGCTCAATATCAAGTTTCTTTAATCGCTTCACTTCTTGCATATCTAGATCAACTACTTTGCAACTCAGTACTAAAGCATCAATGTGCGCAGCATTAATATATAGTGCCTGTTGCTCAATTCCGAACTCGATAGCCTTTTCCAAAGTAGCTGATTCGTCAAAAGTATCTTCGCTTTCTGGAACCAGAACCTCGACCATAAACCTGCACATTCTCATGGCAGTAGCTCCTTCAAGTCTGCAGTATTAATTCGTGGTTTGTCAACTGTGCCACAGACTTGATACTTATAGCGGACTTTAATGCCCTTCCACTTCTTTTCATCGGCCCAACCAGCCCAAGCACGCAATGCAGCTCGACCAATTGTAGTATTGAACTCTACACCAGTCTTTACGTCACGCAGTGTAGCACTGCCTTTCAAACCGCCAGCATCTACTACACGCCCTGACTTCTTAGTGCTACGCTTGCCTGTAGCAGTACGCTCTTCATTAATATTGTGCTCTAATGGATGCACAGCAGTCAGTGTAGCAAACTCGTATTCAAACCGCTTCATGCGTATTAAGTTAAACTCTCTGAGCGTAGACCGATTCGCTTTACCGGTCTTCTGTGGGTAAGGCCCTTGGTCTGCACGACGTAGCATTGTCCCTTCATAGCACTCGGCTAAACGAGCTGTCTCGTACTCTTTCAGCTGCGCTATGTTATCGACAAGTGTCTGCTCAACAATGCGCACACCTGCTTTCATAGCCTTTTTGCTACTATAGCCGTCTAGCAGGTCTTCGTATCGCTGTCGGAAGTCTACACTACGATATGCCGCCCGGTCAAATACATTCAAAAAAATATTGCTTGCATCAGCCTTTGCGTTATTCACAATATGACTAGTGCGATTAAACACATCTACACCATTTGCTGGACCATCAGTCAACTCAATATCTAGGCCTTCAAAGTGAATTGTCCGTACACGAGCTTGCAACTGCGCATTGCGTAGCGCAAGGCCGCCACGACTCATCAAAGTGTTGTTCTGCCCCATGGCACGAAACCCGTCGATCTTGGGGCTTGCGTAAACTGGAAACGGTACTAAGGAATAGTCAAAGTCTCCGTCTTTCATGGGCAAGCTAGCCGCCAACAAAGGAAGCCAAAGTAAACTCACTCCTTCACCTCCACCACACGATACGTTTCTAATGGCCAGTCTGACTTTGCCATCTCAAGAGACTTATACGCCGTATCTAGCCACATCTTGTCGTCAGAGTCTACTAGTGCTGGCACATTTGTGCTCACCAAAAGCTGCACGATAATCTGTGGCATCAGCACACCTCCACAATTGCCATGTCGCATACTATAACGTCAGCGTGCCAAGGCTTGACGATCTCACGCGGCTTCATACGCCCATGCTTGCCGCGAATCTCTTCCACAGGCACGTGCGTACCGGGCCAAGGGCCTTCTACGCGCACTCGGCCAGTTACTGCCGGCATAGTCATAACGGGCGAGTAAGCAATGATGGGCATGCCTTGCTGGACGGCCAGGCGTAACTGCTTCTTAGACAGGCAATTCATGGATGTAAACACGTAAACTCTCCTTTGGAGCTACTTTTTATACTTCTTCCGCCACGCTTTTTCCTGCGCATCGGTCTCAAACTCTACAGCTAGATACTGTGGTGGCTCATGCGTCAAGTACCAGTCTACCATCGCAGGTATATAGAGCTCTTCTGTGCAAGTAAACTCTGCCGACCCTTGCAGTATGCTATTAGCTCTACTGCCGTGAATACTGCTAAATACTTTGCAGCTCCAATTAGGCTGGCTCCATAGCTCATTCACTTTGTCAAGCAGCCCACGATAATCATCAATGATTTCTGCATCGCAGTGATTACGCGCAGCAGTACAGACTAGCACAACATCAAGCAGCATTGGTGTAGGCAGCCACTCTAGGCTGAGAGGTGTGCCAGCCATAAGCGCCGTAAGCAATTGTGACCGCAGCATTGGGTGACGCTGGCACTGAAAAAATGATTCCCAGCATAGAACTGTGTTTGGTTTGTAGACCACATCTGAAGCTCTTTCTGGTGCTAGAGCCTCACTCTTCTTTTTGGCGGCCATTGACAAGCCTCCTTATGTCTATTATACACCAATTGGCTTCGCCATCACATCCGCATTGTACTGCTCGTAAATTGCATCGAATGACCGCTTAGCTGCTACCAAAAAGATTCGCTTCTCAATCTCGTTTAGCTCGTCTAGCAGAGCTTCAAGCCTAGTCTCAAACCTGCTTATGGCACTATCCACGCCCGTCACTTTACTAACCGCCCTTCGCCGTTACACTTATCGCAGACTATAATCTTGCCACCACCAATGCGTGTTCCACGCACACCAAGACCACTGCACGGCTTGCATAGCCTACTTAGTAGGTTGTTCTTGGCGGCCCAAGCAGTACGTAGACCTTCTGTTTTTATCTGGCTATAAGCTGCTGCCAAACTAAACCACTCCGACCCTGGTTGGCCATTAGCCCCGTCACGATCTGGATGCTGCTTCTTACTCTGCATCTGAAACCGTTTTCTAATAGCCACATCTCCATCATTCGGCTTTACAAGCATAACTGCATAGGGTGTCATTAGTCAACAGGCTCCGAAAGAACTGTATCGATTGTATCTGTGCGTATAGCAGCTACTGTTCTCTTACCGACTAGTAAAAGTGTCCACTCTTTACCTAGCATGACATCTTCGGCAGCATGATTAACTGCGTCATTGCTGTCTGTAAAACTGATTGTGTAAATGCGCATACTACGCTTTTTCTTCAAAAACATCTACTACCTCCGCTTTCCTGTTTACCCACTGATCTAACGCTTTGTGCAAACACGCCTGGCCACAGCAGTGTATTACACGAGGCTTTCGCAGCAGTCCCATAGTATCCGCCGAGCTCCATGTATGTAATCGGACACTAGAACCAACAGGGCACACTACATACCAGTGGTTTACTTCTTTCTTTAAAGCTTTACAAATATCACACTCTACTTGCTGCGTGATCATATCACCTTCCCCACTGACAAAGTATGGTTGTAGTAAGTGGTAGCTTTTGCCCGCGCACCCAGTCGCCATCTTCTTCTACTAACTTGCTAGCGTGAGCATCGCAAAGCATCCGATGAGATTTAGCCGGACGCAGTTCAGCCTCAGCACACGGCGTCATCTCTACTATGGTCACTGCGCGCGTAGCGCAAGGAACTTCATTACCCAGCACTATGTAGCCTCATACGAATCTCCTGCAAAGACTGGCTTCTAACTAGTAGGCCGTCTTCAAATACCGGCTCTAGCAGGCCGCCCTGCTCTTGGTCTGGAGCCTGACGGTCATATGCCATATAGTGTCCATCCTCATATTCTACACGAATGAGGCCGCACAAAGACTTCTTTACACCATTGTCAGTCTTAGGATCTTTGAACAACTCACGTGGTTCTCCGTTCACTGCGCCCCAGGTCGCTTTGATAGCCGTTCCGAACGTATCGCGCGTTACATGTTGGTAAGTGTAGCTTCCAATACCGAATACGATATTATCACTAGAAAAACCCTTCGCCTCTAAACGCGCGAGAATCTCCTGAGCACGTTCAAGACTTATACTGTCGCCGTAGATCAGCCCAATGTGAGAGTCCAGTGTATCGTAGCACTTGTGGGTTACTGTACCGCCAAAAATCTCCCAGAGACATTGTACAGCGCCTTTGTACTCTGGTGTGCCTGGCTTTGCATCTTGATCACCACAGATAATCTTGACTGGGTCACCTGAATCTGGTCTGATAACCACTTTGCCGTCACGCTCCAGTATCTCCGCCTTTAGCTTTCTAAGCGTGATAGTAAGCACGCGCCAAAAGTCCCATGTATCACTGACGATGCTGACTACACCATCTGGATAGACCTCAGTAATGAGCCGTCGGTATGTCTCCAACTCGTCTGCCGCGCCTCCCATGCACATTACTGAGTGCTCTGTGGCAGGTACACTGCCGCCTACGAATGTCGCCTCTCCGTGGTAGTAGTCTTCCAAGTAGTCAATGGCAGTGATAGTATCTGTGCCTGTGAAACTGAGCAAATGTGCGGCACCAGACTGTGTCGCGCTAGTGATACCAGTCATACCACGCATACTGAAGTCGTGTCCCTGCCACGGCACAAATGCCTTGACGGCCCCGGTAAGCTCGGCGTACTTATCAAACAAGCGCCGATATTCGTACGCCGTAGTAGCACTGGTTAGCGGCAACCAGAGCTCAGCACTCAGCTGGGTCTCCAAGAAGTTGGTGACCCAAAAGAACTCGGGCAAAGTATTGACGATTGTCCACATTGGCACGCGGGTATCTACCCGGCTACCCTCCGGCAATGCCTTGATGCGCACAGGTAAATAGCCCAAGACGTGAAGCGCAGCGATATGGTCTACGGTCACTCGGCCAGTGCCAAGAGCTTTATCCATACGACGTCGATACTTGTTTACTACTTCCTTAAGTGGCTGGCTGAAGAAGCTAGTGTTCCAATCGTCGATCAGCATCCACTGGCAAACTCCCTGCAAGCCGAAGAACACCACCTTATGCGCGAAGTCCGGTAGTACGCTGGCCCACTTATCACTGCGGCAGGTCCAATTGCTGTAAACGTACTCTGTTCCTTTAGGATACTGAAAGACGTGCCCACTCTTGTAGAAGTCTTTTGCATGCGGCATAAAGATGTTCATTCGACGTGCTCCTTGTCTGCTTCGGCCTGGGTCGCTACGCTCTCCAGGGTTTGATAGGCGGCGCACAATCCAGCGCGGTCATCCAACAGAATGTTGTAGTACGGCTTGCCATGATTGCCAAATGGCAGTTGGACTGGGTTCTCATTCACGCTCGTCACCAGCACGCCATAATCAAGCAAGTAGGCTATTTGCCTGGCATACTCTGATGGGTCACTGCAAGTAAAGAGCGTGATGTAGAAACCCAGGGCCGTGCAACGACGCAGCAACCGCAGTACGGCTTCATACTGGTATCCAGCCTTGTGAAAGTCAAACACGGTATCGTCAAAGTCTACCGCCACGATCAGCCGCTTATGCAGGCGATACTCAGCTAGCAAGCGGTTAAAACACAGTTCTTGATACAGGTAAGGGTCATTCATGCAGACACCACCGTCAGCAGTTTGTGATTGAGGTCCACTTTTGGGAACGGATTGGCCGTATACACACCATCAATCAAGCTATTGAATACGTCCAGCCCATTGCTGAAAATGCCGTGCGTGACATACAGGTAAATCTTGCCAGTAGTCCATGGACGCAGCACTTTTGCTAGCTCGATGAACGTCCGGCCGCCGTCACAGATATCGTCCACAATGAGAAAGTCCTTCTTGGCCAGTTCTTCTACTGGTATGCCATCAAAATGCACCACAGTGCTTGTAATGGCGCCTGTCTCTACGCTGCGAGTCTTATCGGCGGTGATCATCTGTAGTCCCAGAAGCTTCGCTACTTCGGCCGTCTTCTTACGCGCTCCGGCGTCAGGAGCTACCAAAATAGTTCCCGGGTCCCAGTGCACTAAGCTGACAAAGTCCTTCTGGTGCACATTAATGACGCGCCGCAGCAATGCGAGGCTGACGTCGCTATGCACATCCCATAGCTTGACAGAGTGGAACCCGCAGAGATTGATGAGATCAGTCATCACACTGACGCTCAGTGCCTCGCCTGGTGCGCATACTCTATCCTGCCGTGCGTAAGGCAAGTACGGGCAAACAAGATGAAAAGGAGTTCCTGCGGGCAGCTCCCGGCGTAGAGCGTCTACTGTGAGAATAAGCTCCATAATATCGTCAGAGCTGTGCAGGTCAGCACTGAGGGTTACGCTGCCTGGAGCGAGCGCTAGGCCCTCCACGGCTACGCGCACTTGCAACTCGCCGCCAGAGAACTTAAACCGACTTAGCTTGAAATCGTCATTATAGATCTTAATCATCATCGTCCAATCCAGGATTCATTTCAGGATCCTTGTCCATACTATGCCAGTCTACTTTTACTGGGCCTAGAAACAACGCTCCTAGGCTCAGTAGACAAAAGACGCCAATGAGAACTTCAGCAACTACTCCCATCTGTCCACCACGTAGACTTGCCCGTCAGCACGCAGCCCGATACTGCAAGACTCTTTACGGATCATGTAACCACAGGCTGTGGCTTCTTCGCGGCCTTGTATCTCAGCGCTTCTGCTGTACGCTTCGATGGTCGAGCGTACACTGTACAAATCACCTCGCAGATTTTCTGGAAACAATGCATTTCCTTGTCCACTTCGCCGGTCTACACAGTTCTTAAGCACAAGCACTATGCCTTCTGCAAGGTAGTCTTTTCCGTCCCACTTGTTGGGAGTGTCTACTACGGCTGTCACCTGCTTCCAGAGCATAGAGGACAAGCCCCAGTCCCGCGCGAAGCTTCTAGGGTGGTAGACGTACCACGATACAGGATTACTCCACTTCATGATATTGGGCGCATCAGCATGCACCGCCGTTAGCAATGCGCAGTAGTTGCCACGGTTAGGTGCATAGAACTCCAGCTTCTGCACTGTAGGCAATATGCGGTCGACGAACTTCTCCCAAGTCATGGTCTTAGCCGGCAGGTCTAGCGGAAGGCTCTTCTGCGTGGCGCCCCTAGCTTTAAGATGCCCAAAGACGGAGCCAGGATCCTCCACATGGGCTTCCGAAACCTTTGGCAACCAAACCTTCGTAGTAAGGTCTTCCAGGCGCGCGAACCGGCGCTCTAGGCTCTTTGCAATGCCAAGTTTGGCGATCACTTCTTCAGCTTGCTTGATGTTGCCAGCTGTAGGTGCTGCTTGTGGACGTTGATAATGGAGCGGATCTGCCATTTTGATGAACTGCCGCTTGATATCCTCAAAGTCTCCGCCCGCTTGTAGTGTCTCCAACAACGGCCAAACAACAGAGGCGCGCGGGTGCAAGAAGCCTTCAGGTACAGCTGCCATTTCACGCCATAGGACATTAGCACCTAGTTTACCTTTAGGGCGATCATGCAATTTACGAAGCCACTTAATGGGCTCGATGAACTTCTCTGAGCGCGGTAAGGCTGCGGCTTCAAACACACGGATCATCTGGTCGAGGTTCTCTTTGCTACCGGCCTTGTCGAACAATGTGCTTAGCACAGTTTGGTAAGACTGCACAGTAGCGGCCATGTGCTGACTAGCCATAAGCAAGCGGTCCATATTCTGGAACCTGCTGGCAGTAACTGCAATATGCGACCATGTACCAGTCTGCGGCGTACCAAGCACTGGAGTCTTACCGTAGAACACCCCAGTCACTTTGGCCTGCTCAGCCACAAGTCTCAACCCGCAGAAAGCATCTGCATAGATGCTGAGAGTCTCATTCTTTGGCCACAGTGCTGATGTAGTGGTGCCATCTTCATTGATAACAACCAGCCCACCATAACGAGTAATGAAACTCTTACAGCAATGGCAGTTATGCTGCTGACGAATGTCTTCGTCTAAGTTGTTCAGGTAGTAGAGCCAGAGCTTGTCTCCGTCAATATCAGTAGTGAAAAGATTGGCTTGGTTACGAGTGACAGTGTTGAAGTGCTCTACGACACTGCTAAGCAATGCCGAGTAGTCTACATCATGCTGTGTACTGCAGATTTTGGATTTCATAGTGTCCTTATACATCTAATTGTACCACATCAGTCCTTGTACGGGTCAAAAGTGTCTTTTCCAGCCATGGCCACACCAATGGGAGTCAGTCTATGCAAAATACGCACTTGGTTGGACACGTAGCCTAGTACACTGTCGAGCCGCTTATAGCAGTCAGTGCTCTCGTCCAGGCCTGCTCCCCGCAACTCAATGCCTGAGCGGTCTACCCAGCCTTGCAGCATCTCTTGGGTAACCTTGCCAGGACGCTTACATTCTCCGGTCTTACGGTCGAACGTACCAGTGGCCTCTTTGCGGCCCATTGCCCGGCCCGCACCATGGACAGTCGAACTGAGCGTCAGGCTAGACTCCGTGCTTTCAATGCCCGCAAGTATCACAGACTGCTCACCAAGTGATCCACCAACAAAGCACTTCTGCCCAGGATATGCCGGTGTGGCACCCTTGCGCACGACCCACAAGTCTTCGCCATTGTGCTCTTCAAGCCATGCATAGTTGTGGTGGTTGTGGATACTCTCTAGTACTTTACCGCCAATAATCTTGGCCACACGTTCACACACCCAATCACGCCCAGCATAGGCATACTGCCCAGCAAGACTCATAGCATGAATGTACTGCTGGCCAAGATCGCTGTTGATGTCGAGTACGCATGGTGCTGCGGCCATATCTTGACTTGCACCTGCAGCTTTCAGAAACCAAGTGGCAATACCATGCCCAAATCCACGCGAGCCAAAGTGTACACCGATCCAAACACGGTCAGCTTCATCGGTGAATATATCCACATAATGATTGCCTGAGCCCACTGTTCCAAGTTGCGCAGCTGCTTTGTCATAAAGTGGCTTTGTAGACTCGAGATACCACCCCAGGCCGCTCTTGTCCAGCACCGCCGCATCAACTTTCTCATTATTCTTGCGGCCTACACCAAAGCTGATGACCTTGAATACCTCATCCATAATGGCAGCAATATGCGGGCGTGTTTCGAACCCGTGCACATCAAGCCGTACTGCCTTATTGCCGCAGGCAATATCAAACCCAACTCCAGAAGGACTGATAGCGTCTTTGTAGGCGAGCACTCCTCCGATGGGCACATTGTAGCCGTAGTGCCCATCAGGCATAAGTGCAGCGCGAACTACACGCTTGTCCTGCGCCGCTGTGAGAATCTGCTGGCGAGTGTTCTCATCATGCTCGCCAAAGGCAACTACCTTTTCACTTAGAATGTTCACGAGCTTAATTATACCTCATCACGACTGCAAAGCCATCAATCGCACTTTGTACGCTCCTTCTTTGGTGGCATCATCCGGTACACACGCCGCAACTCTACCGCATCTACACAGCGAGTAGATGACCACCATGGGTGCTTAATCTGCTCCCACACAGCTGCCAAGGTCATTATAAGAAATGTCATCGTGGCATCCCTAACTCGGGTTCACGCCAAATGCAGTCACAATCGGTCACTTGTGCGCAGCAATGCTCCGTCTGGCGTCTTTGCTTCTTTACAGAATTCTCTGCTTTGACAATAACGTCCCAAATCCCACGCCTAAACACGTCCTGTTGGTTATCTTTTAGCCACTGCGTAACTGCAGCAAGTTTTGCGTTCTGCGTAGCTAGACACTGCTCGGCCTTCCCTACGCGCTCAATAAGCTCTCCCACTAAATTGAGCTGCCCAATACTGGTGTCTAACTGAGACTGTGCGTAAATAGCTTTCAGATCATCTGGAATCACTTCTTTGCCTTTCTCACAGCCTTGAGCGCATTACGAATCTCTACAGCATTGTCCGTACTATGAGTACGGCAAAATTCTTTGTGGTCCACCAGAATCACAGTATCAAACCCATTGCCTGTAATGGCGACGTCCTCATCGTCTACCGGGACAGCAGGCGGGAATAGCAAGTCGCTTACGTGCCGCCGAAATTCTTCAAAGGTCCCGACTGCGCCACGCCAGTAATGCTCACGAAACGTCTTCAAAATAGCCTCGTCCACTTGTTCACGCGTAGCTGTCAGGCCTGCCTTGCCGGCTGGCGGCCAGTTAAGCACGCCATCGGCTATGCTCAGCTTTGCCTTTGTAGCTTGAAGGCTGCTAGTGAGAAACTCATTGTGCGCATTTGCATGGTCTAGCTTAGCTTGCAGTTTCTCAATCTTCTCAAAGCCTCTCTCAATAGCTGTCTTCCGTCTATTAGGCATTGAGCGCTCTGGATAGGGTAGAACACTGCCATCACTACCGCCGCCGCAGTCGCCATCGAAGGCGTAGTTCTTCCACATGTCGCGCTCAGCTATGGCCTCTACTGCAGTTTGGCGGAGCTCTTCATGTGAGTTTATAAGCGCCTTAACATTTTCTACTAGTTCCCTGTATGGCTGCACAACAGTGCAGGGCATAATTGCTGCAATATGCTGTACTTCTTCAGACTTTTTAGCATACTGCCTAGATAGCACATCATTGATGTGTTTCTCATTTGCCACCTGGCGTTCGAGAGCTTTTACCTTCTGCCGGAGACTGTCTATGACTTTCGCGTCGTCCGCCAAGTGCTCCTGATGACTTTTGTAGACCATCTCGAGGTCTTGTACTCTAACATGTAGCTCGTCCACTGTCAATTCAGTCATGTTTCATTCTCCTGTGTACGTACGGCCCGTACTCCGTGTGTAGTAGTAGCTCACGTCCAGAAAGCATACCAATCAAACGCCTTTCCGGGCTCAGTAAGCTTATCACAGCATCCCTGTGATCATGGTAGACTCCTTAGATCAGCTGACTACCATTTGCTATTACAAACTCCACGATTTTGATATATTCTGCGCATTGGGTGGGAGTGTATCCCGCTGCAGTCTGGTACGCAGCGCGCTGCTCTGGGCTGGCGGCAAGAAACTCAGCAAAGGTAAAGAACTGGCACCCGATACTAATTTGACCCGGCGCGCAGTTGGTTACAAGATGGCGCGTGCCTTGCACGGCAAGCGGTGTGAATTTCAATTCCACGTCTACCGGTATGCTGGCCCCGTTGCCGATGCTGGCCCCGCTGCCGACGATGGCCTCGTCGCCGATGCTGGCCCAGTTGCCGATGCTGGCCCAGGCGCCGATGCTGGCCCCGCTGCCGATGATGGCCTCGTCGCCGATGCTGGCCCCGCTGCCGATGATGGCCTCGTCGCCGATACTGGCCCAGTTGCCGATGCTGGCCCCGTTGCCGATGCTGGCCCCGTTGCCGATGCTGGCCCCGTTGCCGATCCTGGCCCCGTCGCCGATGCTGGCCCCGTCGCCGATCCTGGCCTCGTTGATTCCATAGGGTGCGGAAACGTTGTGGGAGAGTTTCAGTCTGTGTCCGTTTGGCAGAATTCGCCATCCGTCTCCATCTACTGGGATTGCGTAGATCTCTTCAATTTTCATTTGTGCACATCTCCTTGTAGTGCTGCTACACCATTATAGCAAGTTTGCCTACCGGGCCACCCCGGCAGCCACTTTTACCGCGTGGCGGGCCTTTATGTAGTCGCGCGGCATGGTGCGCGCACGCAGGAACTCAGTGTCGCCAGCCCATTCCATGTCCAGCCCAGCGCCTTCAGACAGCAGGGCCAGCGTCAGCAGAGCGCCGCCGATCTCCTGCGCCAACTCGCCCACAGGCTTGTCGTACACCACGCGCCACAGGCACACGGCGTCTTTGTCGGTAACACCCGCCGCCTGTGCCGCCTCAAACGCCTCCTCCAAGAACCGCATGGCCCGCTCATGCTTGTCCATGCACATCATGCCGAATGTGTCCTCTGCCCACTGACGGGCGGCTGCTTGGTTAATCACGCCTTCTTAATCCTTTCCTGTGCGATGGCGAACCACTGCGGGCCGGGCTTGCCGTTGGCCCCGTCACGGTCCGGGTGTTGGTGTTCGGCAAGCTGATGGAACCGCTTGCGGATGGTGGTGTCGGTGTCTGTCATGCGCACGAGCAGAACGGCGTAGGGGTCATCCATGCACCGACTTAAAGTCCACACTTTCAGAATAGTATCCGTTGGATTCTCCAAGCCAACGGATAACCACTAGTCCTTTGGCCGTAGCTATACGGTAGAAGGTCCATGTGAATGACTCCTCACCCACCATGGATTCTCCTTGCTTCCGGTCTTCTGAATTACTGGACTCCTCTGCCTGCGTAATTGGCACTCCAATCAAATCATTCAGATCACCAGCTATATCCTCAACCTGAACTACTTCGCAGCAATCCTGGCTGTGGTACATGCACCAAGTGCGACCATCTTGAGCCTCAAAGGTGATCCGATCGCTTCCCACTTCACCGCCCACTATGGACGCGAGTGTTACTCCCACCAAATCCTTGAATTCTGCCATTTCAACTACTCCTTTGCTGGTTCTGCTATACTAGCGGCTTCTGTTTCCAGTTCCTTGGCGGTGCATGTGCAAGCCCGGAACTCACCGCCCTGCAGTTTA